CTATAACCACCCTTTAATCTTCAATCGTCAACGCACACAACCGAATTCGACCCCTGCTATCTGAAGCGGAGACAAACCGTAAGTTCCGATTAAAGAACGGGTGATTTGGAAAGCCCGCCGACGGGTCGAAGATCGGCGGGTTCCCAGACCCAACGGCAGCCTGTGGCGCGACAATGCGCTTGGCGCTCAATTGGGTTGCCTCCCTTCATATTTCGCCCCTACGTGGTGCCACCATGTGGAGCTGTCGTGGTATGTCCGTTGTTGGCCGGATTCAAGTTGTCACCCTGCCGAATGTGCGCATACTTCGCACGTGCCTTCATCTCTGCCAATTCGAGGTCAGAGGTATTGTCCTTTTCACGAGGAATGGGGTTGATCTTCTTTGCCTTACCGAAAGGCCGAACTTGAGAACTCGGCATTTTCCAAATCCCTTCAACAACAAGCCTTTTCGGCTTTCGGTATGAACTCGACTCTTGGGCACGGGTTACCCACTGTGACCGCAGCTTACGCCTTGACCAGCACTGCGGCAAGCGACACGCCAGGCAATGTCACTCAAAGTCATTGAGAGTGAAGGACTTTCGTCTATTAACCTGAGATTGATTGGGAGACTTGGTTTTTATGGTGTTTGGGTCAACATGCCTAATCCACGTGACCCCGTCCTTATCCACCCATTCTTCACGGATGAAGGGCACGCTATCGGCAGTCAGGTCAATCCCCAAAGCCCTTGATGCATAACGCTTTTTGATTGCCTTGTCGATCGCTTCTCGCTGGTCTGAAAGGTCATACTCGAAAGGCTTGATTTCTATGGTCTGAGCGAGAATCGCTGGATTTCGCTCACGAAGCCTTGGATTGCTTTCCCTAGCCTCTGAAACGATACGTTCAATGGCGCTAGGTTCGATGCCATCAGGCTTATGTGTGTCTCCAGAATCGCTCTCTCCAAACGCTTTTGGTGCTTCGACCCCGGGATTGCCCAGTGATGTTGGTTGCTCAATCTCAAAAGATTCTGCATCAATTGCGGATTCGATTGGTAGAGGTCCGGCTTGGCTTGTTTGAGCTGCTCCCGGGACATTACCGGCAGAGTGAAGTATCGCATCAAAAACCACCTCGAATGGCTTATCTTGGGTTATAGCAACAACATTCGGAGTCTTACCGAGACCCCGCTCAATCAAACTCAATGCAGCCTTCAAACGAATATCGGGTTCATTGGTCTTGTTGTTCATGATTTCGCCAACGGTTTTCGCTGCATCAACGACCATACCGCGAAGCTCTGCATTGGCACGTTCAAAGATGGCTTTCTGAAAGGCATTTGCGAGTTCACGGGGAACATTCTTGGGTTTGTAAATAACCCCATTCTTTGCCTTAAAGCCACACTGCGCTAGCTCTTCATCATCCAAGTCATCAACGGTAATGATGCCCTCTTGGAATTGACGATATCTCGAAAGGCCTTGTGTCTCAGCTTCATTCGAAGCGCTCTCTTTATCCTTCGCAATACGGTCAAGCCGATTGAGTTGCCCGCCGTGCATTGGGCAACGCCATGATCGATTCACAGCTTTTCGTTCACACAGAATGTCTTGTTTGGTCTTTGCAGTGCAAAGGCATTTGCCGAAAATGTCTGTGCGGTAATCGATTTGAGGATCGTAGTTGGCCAACTCTGTTGGTCGATAATCGCCTCGAAATTCAAGGGGCACATGGTAATCCAACTCTTTATCCGAGTGACTTACGAAAGTGCCTACCTCACAACCGAATTCCTTGATGAACCTAGCGGGTCCATCAGGCACGCCAACGAACTTGACCGGAGCACTCATTTTGAAATCCACCACCCTGCAAGGAAACTCATGACCAAAAGGGCAATTCGGAACAGGAAAGACCAACCACCCCACCAATAGACCCGCATATACCAATCAGGGTATCGATAGTCACTCATGATCTATTTCTCTCTTTTGAATTGGTTGATCGGCTTTCCCTCTTTGAGGTTCTGCAATTGACGTTCCTTTACAGACTCCCCAATCCGGCGATTGTGTTCTCTTGTGCGAAAATGCTTGCCGCACATGCAATTTGGCTTACAAGGTGGGGCAGGCATCAGAACACCTTCCATTTCCAAACTCGGCCTGACTCAAGGTCTTTCCGAAAGTTCGCTTCTGCCTTGGCAATTCGAGCTTCACGCTCCAACCTCATGCTTTCCGTTACCCTATCGAAAATGAACTCTTGAAAATCGAAATGTTGGCCTATCATCGGTTCCTTACCGCACATGATTTTTGGCCTTTCTCCACTTCCGTATACGCCAGAGTATCCGCGCAAAGACGTTGGCGTGCAAGTCAACTCGCTGACTGCACACTCGGCACTTGAAGTCCCAGTATAGGGGTCCTGGCACTGGGGCATGATCGTAAATCATTTGTGCCTCAATGGGTTGCATGAGATTCCGTAATCCATCTGTGCGCAACCCATTTCAAATAGCCAGGCAAAATGTCTTGGTCAACCGTCAGCTCATAATCATCTTTTCGCCAAGGTCGAATCTTTGGCAAAATAACCTCCCACAAATCCCACTTCAATGGAATCTGAAAGTCATTCCACGCCAACGGTTCTTGCTGTGCCCGCAAGAGCAAAAATCCACCTGAAAGACTCCATGCGTGCATTGGTGTTCTACCAAGAGAAATGTGTGGATTTCTGTGGTTTTCCGAACACGTAACCGGAGTCGTTAAGCGCGGGTGAGCTTTTGGAACCAACAGACCGCGACGAATAATCGAATCGTGATTGCTTGATGGAGACCAGTGATAGCTGATATTCATGCCGTGCAACCGCCATCACCATTGCAATAGCGGTAATGTCGATTCCGCTTGCCACAGATCAAACACTTTGTCCACCAACTGATTTGATTGAGAATTCGATACTTCCACATGGGTATCATCTTTGAGACCACCCATAATCTTCTGAGTTCATCTCGGCTTGCAATGGGCCACGCTCAGCAGCATTGGATACCACATCGAAAGCTGTTCTCCTGGTTTGGCTTTCGTTGTGCTTCTCGATGATGCTTTGATGAATCTCTACAGCATCACGCGCTTTCTGCAATTGCTGCCTGTGCCAAGCGATTTCAAGCTCTGATCTGATTCGGTCAATCGCAGCAATGATTGTGCGTACATCGTCTTTTGAAGCTTCTGAAAGAACATGAGGCGAAATCGTGCCCTCAACAACACGTTTCGCATCTACCCTTAGCATATCGAGCTTCCAGGCCAAATCGCTTATTATTTCGTACGTTTCTGGGTTAGACATATCTGTGTGCCTCCAAAATGCTCTGAACTCTTGCTCTAGGAATCGTTGCGCTCCAAGAGAATTCATTGACCAAGTCTTGAAGGGCTCTAGTCATTTCCACATGTGCCGTTTGTGTTCGAATCAAGCTCTCTGGTAACGGTGGCCCGCCTGCATCATGCTGAGCTTTGGGCATGAAACAAACCTGACAGATTCTCCATGGTTGCGCATGGAGACCCCATTCTCTGAGCCCTGTAAAGTGTCCACACGTGGCCAGTTTCTGGTCTTTCCCAAAACCGTTCTCCCTCAACCACTTACAGCGTCGGCATTCTTGACCAGGTTCGATCCACCCTGCCATTGGGTGCTCGGCACAGAAAGCCTTTTCCCGATATGGGTCCATCAGGTTCATATTTCTTTCAGCTCTTTCTTTGCGCAATCAGGACAGATCACTTGCCCACCCTTCGCAATAAATGCCGTGTCACCTTTTCGAAGAATCGTTTCACACGACCGGCCACACTCGAATGCTGACCCTTGGACTGTGATTGCTGCGAACATATTTCGACCCCTAACAGTTGAGCTATCAATTCTTGGTTTACATCTGTGATTTCAACATTCATCGTTGTTCGGTGGGTTCTCTTTGTGGCAATTGGCTTTCCACCGACCTCTAGGGTTTCCTCATCCCATTGTGAATCTGGAAGCGTGAAACCTATTGGCTTGAAACCACTTTCGTCCAAATCAAAGTCAGTCAACCCAACGTATGGCGTAATTTTGATTGAACGTAGGCCATATGGCAATGGTGCCTTGGAATGAGCGTAAGGGTATGTGCCCCTGTGCTTTCCAACGTAATTGTGGTTCGGGTGATGCCACCATGGATGAAAGGGTAAGTCACCGCACATCTTTCAATTCCTTTGTGGGACAGCAGTTTTCATCGTGAACATAGACCGTTCCGAATCTCGTGTATGTGTGGTATTTGACCCGATCATTAAGGCGCGGATCACCTTTCGGAAGGTTTGCGTACTTTTGATAATCGAGGTAATCAAGCACCTGCATTTTTGCCCCACGATCTGGAACCATCACATTGTCGAGATACCCACCGACACAACGGATTTCAGACACGATCCACCCTCCCCGAATGAACCCCATAGATCATCGCGCTAAAGAGGTTGGGAGTACCGAAGCCATCGAATTCAGTAACCCTCAACGAATATGGCCGTGGCATACCTAGATGCTTGCTAAGCCAGTCATTCATCCATGCAACCTCATCGGTCGAATGGTCAAGCAACCCAACGGTTTTCACATTAGTTCCATAATCGGCAGTAATCACTTTAAAACCAACGGTCTTTTCTGCCTCTTCTACTCCATCGATTTGATTCTTCAAATCATTGTTCGGGGTAACAGGGGAATATGCTTGTGGCCCAACAGGATTGGTTATTTGACTACAATCAACTGGCATTCCGAATTGATCCTGTGACCTGCCGTACCAACGTTCACGATCATTTACAGCTACACTGAAAGCCTTGAGAGAATCGGCCACAAAGCTAGCAAGGATGAAATCAGGTGTGCCACTTTGGTTTTCCTGGCAATGGCGATTGATTACTGATTGCAAGTCATTCATAAAATCACTCATGGTCAAAGCGCTCCGATCAATCTGTCGACCCCTGCAAGAATGGCGATCACAATCGCCAACACACAAAACGTAATGGCTGTCGCTCCAACGAAAGTCATTGTGGCTCTTTTGATTTCGACCCAATCAAGCCTCATGTCAAAACACCCCACCATGGCGGAAGGTTATCGCGAGTGCCCTGGAATTCGGCCACGATTTCAACAGCCTTCGGATATTCCGGCAATTCACCACGGAACAGAGCTTCAAAGCCCACCCAAAGTGCTTGTGTTCGTGCGTTTTCCCATTGACTACGCGCTGGCTCTTCAATTTTGGCCATGGTCTCTTCGTCCCACCATGGGCACGCATATTGGAAAACAGACCCATCCTCTGCCCTCAACCTCCAAAAGCGAAAAGGCGTTTCGGGAGGATATGAATCCCAATCAATGTTGACTGTCACTTTGATATCCCTCTCTGCATTCTTTCCCGTTTCGACGTTCCGAGCATTGAATTCCCAAGGCCATGCACGAAGCTCTCTTGCAATCCCGTTGAATCGCAACGTATTTCGGTTGATTGCTTGATGATGGCCAACTCATCGATCTACGCCTTGCCATTCCAGAAAAGCCTTAAGGCACTTTTCTTTACACAGATGAATCGTGTAGTAATTCCTCACGTCAATCGTTGAGAGATCAAGCTGCACAACATCTTTCGGATCGAAATGATCTTTGCATTTGTCGCACTTACGAGAAAAGCTCATTTGCGTACTCGAATCTCAAAGCCAGACCTCAGATTTCGCACGACAGAATCAATGTCTGCATTTGGAATCATGAAAGCGTAATGACCAGGACCCAATTGAATTTCGGTCAGGTTCTTTCGCAAAACATCTTTGATTTCCTGATCGCTCGCCAAACTCCGAAAGCCTTGTCCTCCAACCTTTTTCGGGCAACGCTTCAATCGGCATCCATGCTCCGGGCATGAAGGGTCGATCAAATCAGAGACCCGAACATTGAACGAATCAGCGGGCGCACAAGTGCAATTCATTTCAGCCACCGTAATTCAATGCATTGATTCGATTGACCTCAGCCTCAACAGCTTGAGTTGCAATCTCCACCAAATGCATTGGGCTACTTGCCTTTTCGCTAGAAATCTCTACGCGAATCTCTCCGATTTCATTGCTCTCAACGTAGACCTCAACCCTCATCAGATCATCCTTTCATAGGCATCATCGAACGAAGGCAGACCACGACGAATTCGGTCTTGTTCCAATGCCTTTCGCATGTTGACCTCGATCATGTGTCGCTTGAACCAATGCGGATTTGTCTTGAGTTGATGACGTAAACGGTTGCGCCCAAACGGCTTTCGCATTGCACGGCGATACTCGCGATTCTGTTGTGGGGCCATCAAATCCGCACGGGTGAATCCTGCATCCTTGAATTCTTTCTTGAGGTCCATGGATGCCTTGTGGACCTGAGGAGCAACACGTCTCGGAGTTGCAACCCCTGCATGTCGGTTGTACTCATCTTCGGGAGTGCCCTTAAAAACCGTGCCCCGAATATCACTGAACTTCATTTCGACCCTTTCATTCTTTTCCAGATTCGTTGGGGTAGAACATCTTTGGTGGACAGTTTTGGTTCTACTCCCATAACCCATGATACCCCGCCTGGCACTATGCCGGTAGTCGCACTTTGTTCTGAATCCTCAATTCTTTCAACGAGATTGGGGTGCAGTGGAAGGCCTGATGGATCAATGTCGAATCTTGTTGTGCGACTACCTCTTTCGACGGAGTTTGTTGCGTTCGACTTTCGGATTCTGCGATTTGTTCGCTTCCGGTTGACCCTGGACCAATGGCGGTTGAGCACCGAAACGGTCTGGGTTACCAAGAGATTCAAAATCGCGACCGCTAGTAGGGTCAGTGCTATCAGTGCGACGATCTGCCACGGCCCTAGCGTAATTGTCACGTGCATCTCCTATCGGTTCTGTTTGGTACGGAAGGTTTGCGCCAAAGTCATCCTGTTTCAATCGTTGACCTTCATTATCGGCAATACCAGGTGGGAAAATCCCTGGCCCCCAACCATATTCACTGGAATCGTCAGGGTAATCATTCGGGTCCATAGGCTGTGTCATTTCAGATCACCCTTTCTTCAAGTCCTGAATCTTCAAGGTCTGCAACAGCTTCCGTCATTAACTCTTCATTCGAGGAACCCAAAGGCCATAGCACTCCATGCGGAATGTCTTGGCACTCAACAACTTTGAACGGAAAGCCTGGAATATCTTTCGGCTCATGATTGAGGTCGCACATTCATTTCCCTTTCATTTCGATCTACCCCTGTCATTCAATCTTCTATTTTGAATGCCTGTCGATTCAATTCCCAAATCCTTTATCTACCCCTCTCATTCAATGTTCCTATTTGAATCTCCTTGGCATTCAACAGCATTGAAAACCCTTGTCTCGCATTCATTTTCACCCCTGGCAAAAACCCACTCTGACCTGCGAAGACATTTTCGGTTACCGCATCTGTGCAGGTCAGACCCCCTAGGTAACGGTAACCGAAATTTTTTCCTAACCTTCTCTACGAACGTCGACGTCATAATCCGTCATACTCACTCACGTTCTCTCATAAAATCTTCTCTATATATAGAAGTAGAGAGTAGTAAAGAGATTTCGGTTACCCACATACTCTGACCTGCGGAAACACGGTAACCGAAGCAAAATTTTCGGTTACCTTTCGGTTACTCTGACCCTCTGACCTGGGCTTATAGGGTAACCGAAAATTTCGGTTTCGGTTACCTCCCCTGTTTTCCAGAACCATAATTGAATCCCAATCCCGCTATCCCTGAACCTGATTCATCATTGCTTCGTTGATGTACCTGAGCCCAAGGTAATTCTTCGAGACCTTCCCATCGACCTTCACCGGAATCACTGTTACTCCGAACACCTGACGTACTTTCTTTGCGAAAAGCCTTGGAGGCATTGGATTCTGGCCAGACTCAGCGCATTCATGCTGATACTTCAGATACAAGCCAGACATACTCACCTTTGACCATCGAGCCCTGGTCTTTGCATGTGTCTCACTGAGTATGTCGCTTGTGAGATAAGCCTTTTGATCGTCATCGGCAGCCACACAGGTCTCACCTAAAAACGTTGCCACGTCAGACAATTCATTCGCGAACTCTGCTGTAGCTGCAATTGACCACGGGTGCCACTGCTCATGGGCTAGGCCTTCACGGATGTAAAGACGGTACCCGTTGACCAACCAATTCAAGACCGCGTGCCTAGCATCTCGTTCCAACTCCACATCAGCGCGCTTGTCGTTCTGTAATTCCGGTACTCGAGTTGTGAAGGGCAGCACCAGAATTCGTTTCACCAACGCTTCGTCAGCATCATCAATCGTTGGCGCTTGGTTGGTGGCCACTATCGGTGTGAAGTGTGGGATTCCGATGATTTGATCGTTGGCGTATTTGCGCGTGACTGAGATTTTATCGCCGCCTGTATTACGTTTCAACGGGTTTGCATGAATGCGCTGTGAACCGCTCTCAGAGCTAAAGATTCCCCTCTTATGCAAGAGGTTCCCCAACTCTGGATTATTGCCCGTCCCAGAGTCTTTGAAAATCGCGTTCGGCTGAAACGTTGCGCCATAGTCATTCATCACTCCCTGTATCGCTTGCAGCATCGTGGACTTACCGGTATTCGATTGGCCCACAAGGAACATCGCTAGCTTTTCTGGGTTGCCGCCAATGAGCATGTAGCCCAACGCTTTTTGAACGAACCTACGGTATTTCAGGTCAGGCAGGAACAGCTTCAGATACCCCGCCCACAGGTTCTTCTCGCGATCAGAGATGAGCTTGGTTGGCCGATACTCGACTGCTGTGGAATACGTTGTGAGGAACCGCTTTTCGTTACGAATGATCCGAAAGCCCTTGGCGTTTGGCTCCGGTTTGGTTTTGGGCTCATCGAGCTTTAGGACCTTACCGTTGGGCATGGCCAAAATTGTTGTGTCCCAATTCAAATCCCCATAGCGCATACCTACGCCAGGGATTGCCTTCATGCAGTTGAGTGCTGCCTTTATTTTGTTGTCGTTGCCGTAGTGCTCGGCTACCCAATCGAGTTTCTTTGCGTCACGGATCAATTCGAGGTATTCCGGGTCAGTCTTTACCAACCGACCTGACGTGATGGCATCAACGCTTGCCTTCCACAGAGAGCGAGCGCGTTTCTTCGAGGGCACAACCACGGCACGATGAAACAAATCCCGAACGTGAGTGAAATCGTCTATGTGCCAACGCAATCCGTCATAGATGATCCATCCGTTGTAGTCAGCTAGATAGCGAACGTTGTCTTGCACACGGTCGTAGAAATGCTGTGCTTGGCCAACGTCATTCTTGTCGTAGCTCTTGGGGTCAAAGTCTTTGAAGAGCAACGGAACTGAGAAGATCCAGTGCTTGTCGTCGCCACTCTTTGTGTCCTCTTTGTCAGGGGCCAGGTCTTCGGCAGACATGCAGAGTTCACCACCTGCGAACAACGAAAGACCTTGTTGCTCATAAGAATCCGCTTTAGCCTTGAGCTTTCGGAACTGACCGTCACGACTACGCTTCATCTCTTTCTCGACAACATGGGCAGGCCTCTTGCCTTTGGCCATAATGTCTTTGAACCAAACAGCTTCAACTTCAGCCAATGCAGCTTCGTAACCGCTATGACCTTCGCTTGCCGTTCGAACGAGATTCCAGTGCGCCGACGTGATGATGTTGTGGTTTGTCGGGCTCTCTTCGATCTTCTGAATCCATTGCGCCACAGTCTTTTTCATGTGAGCACACATGCCACCAGGTTCATTGGCTAGTGGTGGGATGAATTTCTCTTTGATCCACTCGGCTAGAGCTTCACCAGAAATATCAAGGTCGATTCCGTAGCGACCATCGCCAAAGTCAAAGTCTGCCGTGCGATTTAGGGTGAGGAAATCAATCCACTTGTCCGGCAACAGCGGCAATGTGAATGCGCTAGGTATTTCTGTCGTGACGTGTTCGCCGTCCGGCGGGTTACCCGGTTCATACCAGAAGTATTGGTTTTTGGTCTCAGGGTGCCATGAGGGGTAGACCACGGCATATCGATGGACGCGCTGAACAATGTCAATCGATTGTGAGGCTTGGCCTTTGAAGCCGTAGCCATAAGGGACCAGGAAAAACCGAATGCCAGAATTACCGTCGGTTCGGGCCGAAGAAATCCATGTTTCAGGGAGTTCGCCTAGCTTCCGTTCAAGCTGCGAAAGCTCTTCTGCGCCTTTCTTTTTGGAGTGAGCGTCAACGTCGATACCGATGACCTCGTAACGCTCTCCAGAGATTTTGAGTTCATTACCGACACGAAGTGCAATGTTGCCCTTGGAGTATTTGGGGTCAACTAGCCATCGTGTCAGGTCATCATCATCAGCGAACTTTCCAGCTCTACCAGTGAAACCCGTTGGTGGAAACTCTTTTCGACGTTCTGGTAGAGGGAGGACTCCCCATCCTTTATCAATATAATCCCTTGCGGTTGAAGTAAATGGGGTTCCACTGTTGATAGACCTTGGAGCGCTCAACTATTCAGCCTTTCAAAGCAATTCATACAAACCATCCTGATGTCACTTGGGCCAGCGATTTGACACTCGCTCCCAATGGGCATATTTCGTTCGCACTCTTCACAATCCATTGCAACGATGACCATCATCGAAATTGCTTTGGAACCATCCATTTTCGACCCTCATTTGTGGCTCTGAAATCGCCTGTGCGGCATCGACTTCCGCGCGCGGGTCTGGACCACCCTACGCCTGGAAACGTGCGCTGACCAGCGCGACAGGCACTCGCAATAGGTGTTGTGGTACCCCGCCGTAGCGGCCACAAGATGTGGGAGACGGGGCACCACAACATGATTCAACCCCTCTTTTTGATGGACGCTCTGATTTGAGCCTTTTTGTACTGCTGGGCTTGCTGTATCTCTTGGCCACTTATGCCCAAGGCTTTCAAGGCATCTATTGCCTCTAGGACAATTTTGTCACGTTGTGCCAAAGAGGTTGCAACCTCATCCGATAGGCTATCGGCAAAGCCCAAAAGATCATTGATGGCCTCAAAGCGACGAACCGGTTCATTCATCTTCTGCCTCAACAGGATTCATGAAATCCTCTAGGTCATGAATGATCTTCGTGAGCGCGGGTCGATTGTCCAAACGTTGATTTGCCAGACCCAACGCTTGATGTGCAGCTTGAAGGTATCCCCTTGCTCTAGCGTCCATTGCCATTGCCCTTCTCGTTGTAGCTGAATGTATCCGAATAGTCTTGCCATTCAACAGAAACCAAACGTCTTTGTATCCTGACGTTGCGAACGTGCCTTCGGGCGATGAATGGGTCTGCATCCATCAAGAGGTTGGATTTGAACTGCCTTGCGCCCCTTCGAGATTGAAATACTTGACGTTCTGGCCACCAGTCGCCATCGAACTTATCGTAGACAACGGACCACTCCCACTTGAATTTATGAAGTGATCGAACACCAAGCTCTGCAAGCTTTTTCACGATTTGGGCTGACCTCTGTGCTTCGTAGAAAACAAAGTGTTTCATGGACGCCATGATCCTTTCACCTCTGACGTAATGAAATGTGCGTTATTTCTTCGGAATTCATTCATGAAGCTATTGGCCTCAACCTCACTGCTAAAATTGCCGAAGGTAACCGTAGCCTGAAACCACTCTTTGCTGTGATCTGTTTGTTTGATCATGGGCATTCTTCTCCTGCATGTATGAGAAAGCATTTCTTGCAAGGTTTTTCGTGATTTCTTCGACCCGTCACGATGTAATCACCTTCGACCCTTGTGATTTCGTAATCGGTATCTCCGTGCCAGTCTCCCGGCAGATCGGGAGTTGAATCGTATGGACCCAAACCCCCTATCGGACAGCAACTTTCGTGAGCTATGCGATCATTCACATAGAGAACCATGTCACCTTTGTGAATTGGCTTGCGACAGCTAGCCATTGCGCATTTACCAGGGTACTTAGCCTCAAAGGACTTTGACCTAGTGGCCATGACTTACTCGTGGGGTTCCTGAAGCTTTTTCAGGTATTTTCGCGAGCAACGAGGACAGAGATCCATATGAAACAGAGTCTTGCCGTTGAATGTAAGCTGAAGCGTCCCTTGAGGTTCGGGCTCTGCTCCGGTGGCATCTTCGCTATCCCGAAGAACTCGCTTGCAGTCATCGCACACAACCTGAATTGCCATGGTGTCACTTACCTTTCGATTCGTTAATGATCACTCTTCTCCCCAACTGTATTCGTCTGGGTTTCCTACGTCCCCCTTTGTCTTGCGACCTCCTGGAATCACTAGATTGTCGAAACTTGCTGGCATACTTGCGTTTCCGTGCTGCGCTTCACAGTAGGCACCGATCAATGCCAACCTTCGAACAGCAGAACTAAGGGAGGACATGCCCATCTGATTTTTGTAGTCCTCAACGAAATCCTTGAAACCTTTTTCGCACCCAACGCGAATGGCTTCATCTTTCGGCCCTTGGTTAATCGGGTAGGACATTGAGAGCTTCTTTCAAGTCTTTAACCTCGCTTGCGGATAGGTCCATGCCATTGATCCTTGGGATGAGTAATCCTTTTGGGGTTTCTGCTAGCTCAAAGTCATTGCCTCCCAACAGAAGACGAGTGACAATTGCCTCCCCATCATTTGTAGACATGCGGCCACAGCTTTCTCTTCATTGTTCGGCCTTTTTCGCCACCTTCCATGCAGCGACGAATTGTCATGATGATGTGTCGGTCAGCATCTCTCGCATGTTGCATTCCTCCACGAGACGTATAGACCTCAAGACCTTCAAGACGTTCATTGCTCATTCTCTTTGCCATGGAAGGCATTTGCTTGTAGTTGATTCTCCGACCTTGCAACCAAAGGTGATGCTCAAGCTTGGCCGTGATAGTTACCGGGCTCAAATCTGCTGCGAGAGTTCGCAATTGGAAATCCTCGAAAACGATTGCGCTGTGCCACTTGTGGGAGAACAAGCACTTTCGCAAGATGTGAACCCCAAGGTCTTCGTCCATCCGGCAATCGACTTGACCATGTAACCATTGAATCTTGTTTTTCAGCAGTACCTCTATCGGTAGCGAAAAGATATCTACCCCACCAACTTTCGCTGGAAAGATGATGTGTGACCAACCGGTTACCCCGCCTGGGTCCAGTGCGATCATTGAAAGGTTGTCCCGAGATATCTTGAAAATAGGGACTTTTGGAGGATCAGCCGTCAAGACAACACCTTTCGGCGCATACTTTCCCTCTTTCATTCAATCCCCAACCTCTCGTTGCTGCACTGGACTTCATGCTCAAGCGACGAACTACGAAGAATTGCAAGAGTGGCCGCAAAACCTTCATATCGGCCCTTGTTCAGCAAGTATTGCTTTGAGTCAGGGCCATACTCAACGAAGCTGTCTTCCATCTTGTTTCGTCGCTTGTCCATCTGTTGCTGAATGCGTTCGATTAGTGACCTTCCGGCATATCCACCGTGTGAGGTTTTTAGAGTCTTAGATGCGTCGATGGATGGCATCGCTTGTCCCCCAATGACTTTCGATCATTAGCCCATAATCTGTACTCAACGAAGCTCCATCATTATGATCAAATACGTAAGTGACAGGTTCTCCATCTTCAATCTGAATGGTCATTTTTGCTCTTGGAACACGTGGAATACCAATGAACTTCGTAAAGATAAGCTGGCCATCTTTTTCCTCAAGGTTACCAAGGGCAGTCAGGATTTGTTTGAACAACGGATTGTCTTTGGTGACAATGAGAGTCACGCCTGGCTTATCCATCATAGTTTCCACCAATTCTTGAGAGAAGAGTTCATTTGCCCTGTGTTCAAAGAGATTTGAAACAACAGGATGAACACTGCCGCGTGCCAATTTCGGAATGAAAGCCAAATCAGGAAGCCCATCCATGTAAAGCCCAAGAGAATCAACACATTTCGCTTCATTACTTATCCCTACGCTTCGCCAGGAAACCCTTGGCCTCATTGATAAATTCTCGGCTTGGCTTCGGAGTGCTGCGTTTCGGCAGCATCAGTGGAACCTGGGTTGCGATTCGATTTGTCCTGTGGCACTTGAAACTTACAGGTCGACCCTGACCATCAAGCATTGCTCCGATGGAGTGACCGCACGCGCTGCACTTGTACATATCCTAGCTCTCCTTTTGTCCGTTTTCGTTCTTTGCCTGATTCAAAAGCTCTTGCAGATTTGGCCTCTGTGCCGGTCTGGCCACCCCCTTACTAGCCAGCAGCTTCGAAACACGCTCTGCGACATCCACATTCGAGGGCAACTGGCCACCAGTGGACGGTTTCTGCTGGATTGATGCGGCAGGGTCATCTTTCCCGTACATCCGTGCCAGCAATGACCCTTCGGCCTGATTTCGTTCTTCCCCTGCCTCAAGGTCAGACATTTTGATTACCAATGTGTTTAGCGATGGGTCACCAGGAACGTTTTCAACAACCTCAAACAGAATCCCAAGTCTTTCAAGCAAACTCAAGATGGGCTCAGGCGGGGCACTCATGACCTGCATCATGGTTGCTAATCTCCTCACTGAATCCTGTTGCTTCAAAATCTCCTGTGGATCAGAGCCATACTGTTTCTTTGAGTTCTGGCTTTGAATCACATGACGATTCGGACTTGCCTTTTTCTTTTTCTTGCCCATTTCCTTGCCCCTACGATTGATCTGCCTTGGGATTTAGTACGGCCAAATCCTTTGCCTGGATTGAGATTCCACCAAAGTCACTTGAAAATCCCCTAACCACAACAACATCTCGGTTTACCTTGATTGAGTTAATCAAGTTCTGGAATTGTGGGTATTTCCAACGACTTACGCGAACTCTTACGGTCTCTCCATACTCATCCTCCACATCAATAGCTACATACTTCACCAAATGAGGATCATCTAGTTGTTCAAGGGCCTCTTCGTAACTCAAGTCCCCAGAGGTTCGTTTTTGCAATTGCTCTACTGCGTCATAGTATTTCTTACCGCGAGCAATCCCCATGTAGCAGACCATCTCTCGTTCCGGTGGGATGTCTAGGCTGATATGGGTAGGTAACGGAACCCCTTGTATTTCACCAAGTTTGAAGCTTTGACGATACATATCCAAAACCCTCTGTACCTCATGAACTTCAAACGGGTCATCTTTCTCGCAGAAATCCACAATGGTCTTGATGGTTTTGGGGCCAATCCCTTTGACTTGCTTAAGGTCTGTCCAATCGAGTTCATCAGCATGACCAGCGCCAATCGATTCGTTTACCCAATTGATGATGTTAACAGAGGTTTTCGGACCAATGCCAGGGATAGCCTCAAACCCGGCAACAATCTCATCCTGACCACCATCGCGAACCAAAGACCAATTTTGTTTAGAGACAAGGATTTTCGGTGGACTGACCTTGATGCCATGTCGTTCGGCCTCTTGAATCAGTTTGCCCCGCCGGACATCGTCGGAGCATTTGAGAAGCTGCCCCGTGAAAAACTCTGCGGGATAATGGATTTTAAGCCACATTTGCCAATAGCCAATGTGAGCGTAACTGACGGAGTGAGCAATGTTGAAGGCGTAACCACTCGCACTAACCAAACCGTTCCATATCGATTCGGCGGCATCTTCCGAAAGTCCATGTCCGGTAGCACCTTTGACAAAGCGTTTGAAATTCTCATTGAAAGCAGTGCTCCCTAGTTTGTCATGAATGATCTTACGCATACGGTTAAGCTCTTCGGGAGCAAAGCCACCCAAGTCACGAAGAATCATCAAAATCTGTTCTTCGTAGACCACAACGCCATAGGTCCAAGACAGATGCTCTCGCATGATTTCATGCGGGTATTCAAGTTCTTCGCCAGAATTCTTATTTTGGATGTAGGCCTTGTCGTCAGCTCCCGGTCGAGACAAAGCGTTGACATCCGCAAGATGCATGAAAGTTGTTGGCTGAACAGCCTTTAGGATTCTTCGAGTGGTGTTGCCCTCGAACTGAAAGATGCCTAGAACATCCCCTTTTCGGAAGGCATCGAAAACCGGTTCATCATCAAGTGGAATCCTATATAGCTCTTCCAGAGTTACGCCGGTCATTTTCCCTGCCTTGTCAATTCGCACACCTTCGAAATCATACCCATGGTCTGAAGACTCAAAGCGTCGATCTTCAGTAGCCCAAGGTATGCGGCATCTTTTTTATCGAAAGCTATTGCGCTACCTAATCTTCCACCGATTTCTCGCTGGTAGGTTGCCGAGACATTATCAAGGGGAACAGAAGATATGACCATCCCCGCCGCATGAACGCCAAAGCCACGGATGTTCCCCTCAAGCTTTGCTGCATAGTTCAATTCGGGAGTCTCATTGACCAACTCTCTGATGTCCTCAAACGAATTGAACGTATCTTCAAGGGTATTGAAGAATCTTGGGTGGCCCTCGGCGCGTTCGATCAACTTTGCCTTTACAGCATCAATCTTCCACATGGGAATTCGGTAAACGCGAGCGATGTCATCGAGAGAGTTTTTGCCCCGGTAACGAGTGAAGGTACCAATGTTTGCAACACATTCCGCACCGTACTTCTGTGCCGCATACTCGAAGACCTCATCCCGTCGATCATCCTCAAAGTCAATATCAATATCCGGCGGGTCAGTTCGAGTTGGGTCAAGGAATCGTTCGAAAAGCATTGGGAATTGCATAGAGTCGATTTCTGTGATGGCCAGAAGATAACAAACAAGAGAGCCAGCAGAGCTACCCCGCCCTGGGCCGACAGCAATACCCTGAGACTTGGCCCAAGTGATGATATCTGCAACCATGAGAAAGTAATCAGCGAAACCTTCTGTGGCACAGATGACTTCGTACTCATGCTTGATTCTCTTTTTGTACTCTGACTTGTGCTCTTGCATGTATTTGTTGAATTGAAGCCTGTAGTTGTAACCAAGCGTAATCGCTTCTTGCAGAAGAACTTCCGCACTCTTTTCTGGAACCTTGCCGTCGACAATGAATTTCGGCAGCTTGGCCTTGGGAAGTCTTACGTCGCAACGATTTGCAATGATCTGGGTATTTTCAATTGCTGATTTAGCCTCTTCTTTTGAAAGGCCTGTCTGCCGAAGGTCTCTGTAGATCTCAAGGTCTGATTCGGGGTAGGTCAGGAGAATGTCGTATTCCCATGAGGCATCTGCACTTTCGACAGTCCCGCCGCGATGAGACGCATGAAGAATCCTCTGCATCGCATTTTGGTCAGGGTAGGGATAGTGACTATCGCTTGTTGCAGCAAGGGAAACGCCTGTCTCCCTTGAGATTTGGGCAAGTAGCGGATTGAGAGCGCAAGTACGGTCAAGCCTAGGAAATCGCTGAACTTCCAAGAAATATCGGTCACCAAAAACCTCTTGGAATTTTCGTACTCCCCTAATGGCACGTTCCAAGTCCCCATCACGGGGTTCCAGCCTCTTTTCACCGAAAGACTTGCCACCCAACAAGATACAAGAGAGTTGGGAATCGGCACATCCGCTAAGGGCAATGATTCCTTCATTCCAGCGAACCAAATCTTTCCAGTAGACCGTAGGGAATTGATAGAACTGCTTCCAGCTTTGGGTAACAATTCGATTGATGTTCTGTAGGCCAATCTCACTCATGGCCAGCAAGATCATGTGGTTTTTGCGACGCTCACCAGGTGGAGCAATGTAAATCTCAATCGCGAAAAGTGGTGTGACATCATGCTTTTCAGCAGACTTCTCAAGCTGTGCCCATGACGAAACATTTCCATGCTCAGAGAGACAGACATGCGAGCGGCCAAGCTTTGCAAGTCTTTCCACGTGTTCCTCTACGGGAGCGTACCCATCACCGTACGAAAACGTTGAATGTGCATGAATATCAACGTATCTCATCATTTTGTCAGCCATTAAAAAACCTATCTAATTGTTGGTCATCTGTAAGTTCTTCTGTCGGTTTAAGTTTGACTGAGTACCTTGGAAGATCGTTTGGCTTATTGAATCGAACCTTTTTATCCTTTTGTGTATCCTCGAAATGCTCTCTTGGACAAAGGTACTCTACGTCTTTATAGAACATATGGGCTGTCTTCCAACCAAGGGTCGAAAGTTCGTTCTCTATCTCATCTTTGGTGCCTGTGAGGGTTACGGTTACAGGGTCATCTATGCAATATTGAATTTCACCATGTTCGTTGTAATACCAACCGTCACAAGTGAATCGGAAGGTCTTGATACGCTCTTTCATATGAATCTCCTGTAACCGTAACCTTAGCGATCAGCAGGCCTTATTGCCGTGACGGTAGGCGCGGGTTTGATTGAACTTGTGCTTTTCAATGATGGCCTTGATAAGCGGAATCTCTCGCTCATCTGCCCAATCAAGCACGCGAATGATCACGTCAGCCAACTCGCTAGCTTCGCCAATTGGCTTGCCAATCATGGGAGTTGAGTGGCCAGGAACGAGATAGGTTGGCTCGCTTCTGATTTCCTTTTCGTCCCCAAAATCGTACTCATAAGCCAAGATTGGTTCTCGATCACGGTACGACTCGAAGGCCTCTGTTACTTCGGAATGAAGCAATGCGGCAAGCTCTGCAACCGGACGTTGAGGAGCATCGATTGTGCGCCAACCTTTTTCAAAGTTGTTTAGTGCTACAGCATTTTTCAAGATGGCCAAACCTTGCATTACCGAAACCTCACCTTCAGAGGTTAGTGTTCCCTTGTTATCAACGTATCGATTTTCTGTCACTTCAAATCCTCCCTGATATCAAAGGTTTTCAGGTCTCTGATCATTTCACGAACTCTCTTAGCCTGCTCCATCCCAGAGTGGCCACCCTCAACGATATTCTCTAAACGGTTCCCCTGTTCTTTGATGATTCGCAAAAGCAAGTTGATGGTTTCTTTGCTCTTGGACAGTTGCTCTGTGTTCTCTTTGGCTTTGGTCAGCGCTTCCGTAATTGCCTGTGGCGTAAGGTTTTCCGCTGACCCGAATACTTCAATTGGGAGGATTACCTGAATGCCGCTACTCATTTCCCTTGCCGCCCAAAAAGTCACAGAAGCACTTGGCGTCTTCAACGATTTTGCTTGATTCAACGGACACACCACAGTGCGTGGCCTGAATGTCTGCCAAATGCATTGCATGACTTAATGCATTGCGACGGTTAACCGATTCTTCACCAATCATAGTTTATGCAACTTCCCCGAATCATCCTGCACGCCAACGATTTTCAGCTCATTCTCGATGAGCAAACCAATGTCACCTTCCCCCTCTTCAATCTGCCTGCAATCGAAAAGCATTGCCTCAGTGTCATTTCTGACTTCTGCCGGATAGTGCTCTAGATTTACAGGATAGGTGACCTCGAGAATTATCTTGGCCATTTTTAGTCTCACAATCTCTCATAAAATCTCATAGTGCTAGGCCTGAAAAGGGCAGTGTCGCAATCGTTTTCGCAACTACGACACTGCCCAACTCATATGGCCGTGCCAGGCCTGTTCAGTTGTTAATCCTCACCCCACGGGTCATCTTCATCATCGTCAGAAGCAACAGCCTCAGAGTCATCATCCGAAGAATCGGAGTCGTCTGCAACTGCAACGTCTGTGTCGTCATCATCAGAATCAGAGGACACAGAGTCCAACGAATCCTCTTCTCCCCCTTCATCATTGCCTTCCAGGGGAACAACGAATTTGTCGATGACTGCGATTTGCTCATCGGTCTTCGTGGAAACATCCATCTTGGTAACAAAAGCAATCGGCTTGCCAATCGGCTTGAACTTCCCACCGATTGAAATAAATTGGCGACCCATCTTGCCGTCTTCGTTGTCCTCAACAGCATAGCCCTTCTGCCAGAACAACTTTCGCAAAGCAAGCTTTTGCTTTTCAGAACCATCCGTAAGGGCATCGAGAAATTGATTCACTGCCCAAGCGGAAGATGTGATGAGGTTTAGGGAGTGAACAATGCCAGCTCCCTTGAACTTTCCACTCGTGATTTCCAGAACAAGCGCAATTCGATCTTCGCCCTTGTTATCTCCACTGGAAATCTTCGCCAGACCCATTTTCTTGATCTTGCCCTTGTAGGGGCCAGGTGCAGGCGGGGGACCATCGTAGAAACCCGACGTCATTTCGGAACCGTCGAACTTCGGCTTGATTACTGGCATTTGGGATTCCTTACTTTCGAGTTTGCCTGTTTGCTTAATTGCTTTGTCGTGCTTCGTTTATTGCCTTTTGCATCCTTTCTCTTACCTCCTTCAGTGTTTTGTTCTTGGTTGAGGCACCAAGCACAGTAGAGCGGTCTTTGCCCTGCATTGAACCCATATCTTCCCATTGAATGATTCTGTCAGACAGAGGCTTTCGAGTGTCTTTGTCTACCAAACGCTTGCCCTGCGCATTGCGTCGCGGTTTAACGTAGAGGTAGCCAAAGCAAGTCATGTCAGCCAAAACCTCTTGTGCCAGACCGTAACCCCTGCCTTGGATGTCAGGGAAGAGGAATTCGTTACCCTCTGGATCAACCTCTTTCTTGACGAGAGCGGACCAAACCACAACTACGGGAAGAGCATTCAGTTCCCGAACTTGACGCATCAGAACCAATTGGTTCTTGAGATATTCGGGTCGGTCTGGAACGTCAGGGTCACGTGAAGGCTTTTTGGCCACAACATCATCCAAGATATCTCTCATGAGTATCTTCTGAAGAGCTGTAAGAGAGTCGACAAAAACCACATCAAATGGAATCGACTTGCCCTCTTCCACAAGCCTTTTCAGCCAATCTGTGGCCTTTTCCCAATCCTTGTAGTTTCGAATAGTCCATTGCCTTGCCTTGCTTCCCAACATCTTTGCGGAAAGCGTTCCCTCTGGCTCACAATTCAGGACCAAAACCCTATCGTCCGAACATCCCCAAACGGTCTTCCCTGCCCCTGATTTCGCGAAAATCAGAATGTTGGGGTATGGCGAAATCTCTTCTAGGCCAACGATTTCTGATGGGAGGGGTCCTTGCTCTGCCTCCCAAGCACTTACGGCATCTTCGAAATTATCAACGGGAGACTTGCCCTCTTCGCTCATTCGTTGAGTCGCCTTTCAAGAGTCTTGGTTGACTTGCTATGGTCTTTGTACTCTGCATACGGGTCTTCAACCCTGTAAAGCATTTTCTTGGTTTCGGTTACTTCTCCACCTGATTCGTGAACCTGACAAAGAGTGAAAAATGAACAATCCCAAGTGCAATCACGGGTTGGGTTTTTATGCAAGGGTAATTTGCCATCTCTAAAGGCCTTCATGTGAAGTGCCTCGTTCCCAATATGAGCAATCTGTGAATTGCGTTCAGCCGCAGTCTTTGTCACGGGATACCGAACAAACCTAGGGGTAGGTTGACGGGCACTCACTGACCCATCTTTATTCAGGTACTCACCAAACCGGTTGCGCTTACGATCATCTCGCTTGGCCTTGCGAACAAAGTTGTAAACAAGGTCTCGCACAGACTCTTTCGGCCCGATAACCCCTGCTTTCCGAAGCTGATGTGTTCCGATTGCAAGGTAACCGCCGTTTTGAGAATCGATCCAAAGATGGTTTGTCTGAATCTGTTTCATGAATTTGTGATCGATGTACCTCACTCGCCCGCCTGCCTCGTGGTCGCGAACGATAAGGTCTAACGTAAAGGCGTAGTCAACAATGGCTTTGTTTTTGTTTCGTGGGTGTGGAATCGGTTGATTTCCAGGGTGTTCCACCCACAGCACTTCCCATTGCTCATCATGGCCATATTCCTCTACGTAATCAACCAAAAGTTGATGGCCTAAAGCTCTAGCATCTTCCCATGTCATTTCGACTTCGTCATCAAGGTATCCCGTTACATCGTTTCGAACGGAATCCATGTAATCCTTTGTGATTTCATCCCACGTTTCCGCTGGATGCCTGCCTCGCTTTGTGCCTGGGATATACCACTCAGCAAGGGCTAGATGACCAAAGGTGCCGAAAACCAAAGGGCCAGTAGAGAAATCAATTGGAACTAGATGTTCGTTCCAACGCCAGTGCCAACGTTGAGGGCATCGACGAAAATCCACACGTTCCGAATTCCTAAGCAACGGAACATCATTCACAGAAACCACCTGTTTCTTTTTCGACCCTGACTGAAGCGTTTTGCTCAAAGAGGTTGTGGGACAACTACTATTAGCGGTTCGGAACCAAAATGCCTAACGCAAAAGCGTCTAGTCTTACATCGGAACTCGACCAACATTATTCGCTTGCCCCACAACCTTTTTGAGCCACCGGATAGGGGCGAATCTAAGGGGAGGATGGAGGAAAACCCGACTCTAACCCCTACCCGGTAGGCCTCTATTTAATTGTGTGAATTGTCCACTGGTGGACGGTTTTTCAGTTAGTCGCCGAAAACGTCGTCGTCGTCATCGTCCGAATCGGAATCCGTGTCATCGAACGTCTCTTCGTCTTCGTCGTCTCCGTCGTCATCGTCCAAATCGCCGTCCGAATCGTACTTGGACAGCTCCGAATCGGCTTCCTTGAGCATGGCCAGAGCCTTTTCGCGCTTGTCCTGAAGCTTGGCCTTTTCAAGCTTCTTGTCCATGTTCTCGCGAAGAGCCTTCGTGGCATCCGAATTGCTCCACTTGTTCAGGCAATACCGCACTGCACGAATGGTTTCCGGAGACACATCCTTGTCAGTGGCCTCCTTGATGAATTCAGCAAGGTTCTGATTCATCACTCGCTCACGGGCAGTGGGCTTGTCGCGCCACGGACGCTCGCCACGCTGGCCTCCACGCTTCTTCGGGGCCTCGTCGGTCTTGGCGTCTGCAACGTCAGCAGTCATTTGCTTTGTCTCCCTTGTGATTTCGATTTACTAGCTCGGTCTCTTCGACCCTTGCACTGTCCAGCTTAGTCGTAATTCAATGTGGGTCAAGCTATCTCGGAGTATTTTTCTTTCTTTTTGTGGCTAAGTGAGCAAGATGCATTGCCCCTGGCCTCACTTCAAAGAGACTGCTTTCGTCGGCATCCGGCCCCATCCCCGGGCGGGGCATCTCATCAATGCCGAAATCATGCGCAAGCCTTCGGGTCTCCAAATCCGTTGCAACAGCTTCCATTTGAGCATTGTGCAGAATTCTGGCTACAAGTCTGCGCTGTACCCCTATCAAGATGCTAGAGGTAATGATCGTCCCAGAAGCGAAACCAAGTGCGAGATAGGATAATTCAACCATTGCGTCACCCTCCAAAAATCAACTTTGCAAAATCAACGCCTCGCTCTCCATCAAGGATTTTCTTGATCGAAGTGTCCATCTTGAAAGTGTGCCTCAAAATATGTTCGTCAATGCTGTTGGTAGAGGCCAGGTTCCAAATCGTCACATTGTGATCTAGCCTGGAAATTCGATGGGCACGATCCTCCACCTGCTCTTGATCTTCAGGGTTGAAAGTAGAATCAACAATGATCACATCATCGGCAGCATCTAGGGTCAAAGAGACGCCACCGGCCTTCGTGTTCAAGAGGAACACATCAGGGGAAAACTCTCCGGAATCTGTTGTCCCCCTTTGAAACTCACGTTGAAGGCGAATGCGGTCTTTTTCGTTGGTCTTGCCAGTAAGGGTAAAGACAGGAATCTTATGTTCACTCTCAAGCCTTTTCGCAAAGAGATCAATGTGCTTTGTAAATTGGCTTGCAATAATGACTTTGGATTCGCCCGGACCCTTGCCGTCAATACCGCGATCAGCAAGGAAATCAACTATCCAGTCGAATTTGTTACTAGGAAAGGTCGGGAAAAATTCGTCATCTCCACCGATGAACCCGTAAGAGTTGGCGAATTGTTTTAGCCGAATCATCTCTGCCAGAACACCATTGGCCATCAATCGGCCACCCTCAAGCTCTACCATGGCACTTTCGACCATGCCTTTGTAGGCCTTTGCTTGCTGGCCTTCCATATCCAACCAAACAGCAATTGGGCCATTTTTGAAAAGCGGTGTCCCGCCGTAGCGCTTGCGCGGAAGTTCTTTTGCCACCTCTTGTTTGGTGCGACGAATCATGATGTCTTGCAACTCATTTGAGAGCTTAGTTTCGCTCTTCAACTCCCCAACTGTCGTTGCGTTGGTCATTGGGTCTACGAAGGTCTCGAAATGCTTTTGGACCCAAGACCAGTAAGCGGTGTACCTATCTGGATAGAGCCAATTCAAAGTACCCCAAAGGTTTTCGCGCTTGCCTCGAAAAGGCGTACCAGAGATGGCGATTCGCAATCCGTTTTCTTGAGTCTCAAGCAAACCCAAGCCTTGCCGTTGGGCTGATTGTTTCTTGATGTTTCCTGTTGCGCCAGAAAGGGTTTGGTGTGCTTCGTCAACAATGATTGCTGCATAATCAATGGCCAAAAGAGCTGGCATTGCTTCTCGGACAGGAACGATAATCTTGCTCTTGTCTTCGTCATAGACAAAGTTTTGGTTTTTATCGAGTTTGGCCTTGAGCCGCAAGTAATTTGGGGACACAATGACCCATTGCCTAGGGCCAATACGGTTTTTACCCATGTCCCACAACAGAATTCGCTTCATTGCCCGGACACGTTCGAGCTTAGTCATTTTGCCACCCATGATGACCCATTCGTCATATGGCGCAACTTCATTGACCCAAGTCTGAAGTTCGTGTGGCCAAGTGACATATGCAGCTGTTTTCGGGGCAACGACCAAAATTGTTCCAGTACAACCACTTTCGATAACAGCACTCATCGACTGAAGGGTCTTCCCCAGGCCCGGTTCATCGGCAATCAAAACGCTACGGTTCTTAACGCAGAATTCAACCCCTTCGCGCTGAAAGGATCGCCCTGCCAAGGCTTTTCCGAGATTTGAATTATGAGGAATCATTTCGAGTGGCCAATTGCGTTTGGCTATCTCATTTTTGATCCACTCTTTGAGTTTGGGCTCTACCGCAATCTTCCAGCCTTTTCGCTTGGCCAGCTCCCTTGCCTCCAAAGCACTTTCATAGCTGAAGGGGTATAGCTTTTTCTTCCCGTTTGGGGCCACTAGCTCAAGCTCTGTCTTGCTGACCCGCCGTAGCATTGCTGACTCAGTTGCCATGAGACATAACCTCTTTCATCCATTTAGTGACGCACTGAGAAGAGCACAAAAGCACATCGTTGGTCATCCAAACAACCCTGAACCAACCGAGCGAAAGGGCTTCTCCTGCAAGGAATTCCGGCAAAGACATACCGCTAGCAATCTGGTCCCAATCTTGGTAGTCACCAGCATCAGGGCCACCAAAATCCTTGCTGCAATGCTCACAAGCAATGAAGGTCAACGTCTTGATTTTCATGGGCTAAACCTTGCTCTGTAGTAAAAGGGTGATTTTGCTTAATGCCTTGCGGCGCAATCGATGTAGATGACCTGCTGAAATATGCGCTGCGATAAGCTTTTTCGTCATCCTGTATTCTTCAACGGTCTCACGAATTGCCTTGAGCTTTCGATGATCTGCCATCAATCGCTCATATTGGCTTTTCGTCAAAGTAACGAAATCGCTTGTCTCTGTTGGGTTTTCGCTCATCTCATGGATTTCCCTAGGTAGATTCCCTTACGCTCTTGATATTCGTCTCGATAACTTTGCCATGGGCGTTGGCCACCGGCAATCCAGTCCTCTTGCATTTCATCAACCAAATCCATTAAGTCACAAAGGATTTCGTATTGATCATCAATCATTTCAAGGCTTGAGTTTCGGACCCGGTCGGCAGCTTTTGTGACATCGACCATCGCCTTTCGAATCTGCTTCGCACAATCGTCCCAGCTGACATTTTCAGTCGTCACTAGGACCCCAGCTCACAGAGAAAATAGCGCCGGAATGCTTTGATTGCCAAGAGTTTTGGTCAACCCTGTCAAAGTCCTTGGTCCAATCGTAGCCACAGATTTTGGCCCACGCTTTGAACGTCTCAAATTGCCAGTCCATTCCGACCTTTCCATCAATTGATTTGTTGTAACTTGAGCTGCCCCACCAGGACTCGAACCTGAACTAAGTGGACCAAAACCACTCGTGCTGCCAATTACACTACGGGGCAAGGGGATTGGCTAGGTTTCTGTCTCTATGTGTACTTACCACCTAGCCAATACGGTCTTACTGATCTACTGCTACTGCAACTGAATCGTCGGCCCCTGCAATGGATGACTTGGCCATGGTATTCAGGTCCAGGGCAATAAACCCAATCTCTCCGATCAAGCGTGTTTCCTCTGAGTTCATGGATGGCCCAAAGGATTTCAGCCAATTATCGACTGCCCGAAGAGATTCCAAACGTTCTAGGATTTCGGCTTTACGATTGGCCGAATCAAGTTCGGCAATCTGCTCTGGCGTGATTTGATCTAGCTCATCAACGTCAGAGTCGCTTTCGTCCCCCTCGCTTGAGACAGGCAAGCGGTCGGGCTTCTTTTCTTCAGCCCTTGGCTTTGCTTCTGCCTTTGGTTCTGCTTTCTTCTTTTCGCCATTTCTGGCTTGACGATAGAAGACCTTCCACTTTTCGCGGCGCTCTTCATCATCTTCGTTGTCCTCTTCAAGCTCGCTGACCCCTGAGTCGTCATCTCCGGGGTTCAATTCGCTTGCATGAAGGACTAGACCAGCATCCGCAGCAAGTTCCCATGCCTTGTAGTAATAGGCAACTGTTGACTTGGAAACCCCTGCAATTTCAGCGAATTCGCGAATGCTGGTCTTCTCGGTAAAACTGTCCACCAGTGGACGGTTTTGACTCTCGTTGGTTGGTCTGCCACCTACAGAGGGCAAACAGTTTCGCGCCACCAAAAGACCCAAACGCCAACCACCTTGCTTGAAATGACGACCAAACTCAGCAGCGTCATTCTTCCAGTTGGTTTTCTCCTGTTCGTCGGTTTCCTCTACCAGCGCAACCGCTGGCTTCTGACGTGACATTTCAATCTCCAATCCAAGACCGGTCGGTCTTCGTTGCAACCTCAAGGATACCCCTTGTGAGGTACCCTAACAACCTCAATCTTGTTGCTATTCAAGGAAATAGCAACTTCTAGCTATCTTCCAAAAGAACACTTAATGCAGTGATTAACTGCATGAGCTCTGTATGGCTAGCGCTCTTGGTTTGCCATACAACCTTGGCCATAAGCTCTTCCCATTCTTTTCGAGGGATTGAAACTTGGCTTATAACAAGGTTTTTGGAGTCAGATTGAGTGATGGAGACTCGCTGATCCGACATCAGCGAAATCTGTACTGTTTCAAGCACTTTGACGACCCTTCATTGTGCCCTAGAGGCACCCTAGCACAGGCCTGACGGCTCGCCAGGCTAACTCAGCGGGGAAGTTCGGGTAAGGGCACCAGAGAACGCATAAAGGTCCGTCTCCTGAATCTCATTGCGTCACAAATTGATTCAGAAGACGGACCAATCGCGTCATTTAACTTGGCGTCTCCTTTCTTCCCTGATTTCGTTGGCCAGTGTTTCGTGAAACTTACACAGCTGCTCTTCGTTAGCACGTTTTTGCAGCTTATGAAATCTCTTGGCACGAAACAGATTACGCAATGTTTGAATCACTCTGTCCCTCTTCCCGATTCAAAAAGCCTTGTGCAAGTTGAAGTTTGGCAGATTCGTCTCTAAACCTCACTCTGTGAGGAAAGACATCTTCTAGCCAGGTCATGAAAGCGATTAGCTTTCGTTCCTCTTCGTTCACTTTGCAGCCTTTCGAATTACGTTGATGTGGTCCATGGCGAAACGAACATGTGCCCTTGCCCCTTGAACTGAGTAGTACGAACGTCCAAGGGCCATCGCCATTTCAAAAGTGGTTTGATCTTTTTGAATCCCGTTGACTAGCAACGAAACTTCATCATCATCCCAGGTCATTCCATGACGGTAGGCATTGCGTAGGGTCTTCTGCTGAAGTTTTGACGTACTCGTGTCACGTTCAGCTTGAATTGATTTGGCTTTTTTGGTCACTGGATGAGAATCCCTTCACGAGATAGACTTTCGGATGTCTCTTTCTGAACCCAAGCCTTAACAGCTTGTCTCACTTGAGAATCCGTATCTTCCGGTAGACCTTTTGTAGCCCTCCACCGATCAGGGTCAACCTTCACGGTAAAGTCAATTCTGACCTTCATTTTTCCATCCTTTCTTAAAACCCATCTGCAACAATGGGTTTCGTGCCAGTCGAGAGCTTGAATCTCGATGCCCCGCCGAATCGGGTCTGGCCCTTGACCTTTTCAACTCAAGCCAATGTCACCTTGAGTATCTGCCTGATCACTTGGTTTATAGCTGGAATGTGTTCAGGGCAATACATTTGAGTTGAAAGGGTCACTATCTTCCCCGCCTCTTCAGAGGAATAACCCTCTGAGTTCATTAGGAAATTTCCGAGAGCGGTAAAGCTAACTCGGTTGACTCCATGTCTCGTGAAGTGATCGCAGATCAGGGCATCTCCGTAATTGACCGCATAGATACCCCAATATTCACTGTCTGCCTTTGCCTTTGGTGACTGAATCAATACCGCAGCAATGATGCATCCAAAAGCCATGGAAATCAACAGCTTTCGTAAATGGCTCTTGGTCATTAGGAGACCTCTTTCAGTATGGCCAGCACCAATTTTCTCTGCATAACCTCAGGAGCATGACCAGAGACAGTTGCGATTTGGGTCATCTTGCCATATATGATTCGACCGATGAACCAATCCTTTCCGAAATCACCTCGATTAGCCCTGGCCACAACAGTTCCCGTTCGGTCATCTGTTGCAACAACCTCCATTGAATTTCTCACTCGGACAGTCATTTCCACCCTCATTTCGTTGTAACCCGTTGTGAGTCAACAGGTTTCGTGCCCGCCGGAAGAATTGAACTTCCGTGACGCAACATCCCCATGCTTGCATCAGTACCAACGCGGGCGGCTTTTACCCTACCTTCGGAACGTAACCCCATGGACCCATAGCGCCAGGGGTTTTCCCCTGTGGGTCGTAGTAACCGGGATACGTTTGGAATGGCGAGATTTCAGCACACGGAGACCAGGGAAGGTTACTGACGTAACCACATGGTTCAGCGTATGCAGTGTGAATCCCTAAGATAGACAACGTCATTGCAACGATGACTACAAAACAGGTTTTCATGATGAATACCACCTGGCAATCTCGTGGCCACCACACTTTTTGCTGTCGTGGTAACCAATGACGTGTGTGCCGTGGATATGAGTTGATGCCATCCCTTTCTCTTCGGCGATGGCTTGAATCTGTTCCTTTGCGGCATACGTGTCAGGTTCGATGATTGTTTGCATTATTTCCATCCTCTCAAATCCGTTGGGAATCAACAGATTAGCGTGACCGGGGTAGGAATCGAACCTACCTACAACCATTCCGGTCTACCATGATCACTGCATGTTCACATGGTCTTTTGCTTTGCGAAACAAAGCGTTCAGCTCTTTTTCCTTGTCAACAGGAAAACTCGACCCTCCCAACAACATTCGCACAAAAGCCTCCACCCCTTCAAAAGCAACAGCGCGTCTACGGCCATCGCTCATGGAGTTTCCACGATTTTTGCTGTAGCACCGAGAGTTTCGACGCTCAAGATCTCTGGCTTCGTCCAAAAGGTGATTGATCAGAGAGGCCTTTGAAATCTTTTCCTCTTCAAGCCTTTTCCACTGACGTTCGGCTTCAAGCTCAATCTGCTTCTCCCATAGGGCATTCCAGTCTTCGACCTGTTCTGGCTTCCAATAGTCAACCTCTTGAAAGGTGAATGCTGGCTTAGGGGTTGAGATTTTAGGGTCATTGATCCAGCCGGTAAGTGTTTTTATCCGACTGTAGTAATGCTGACCAGAGACAGACATTTTTGAGCTGACCTCCCGAAGAGTAAAAACCTCAACCTCTTTCGGTTCCCCAGTGCTCAAGTCAACGAATCTCATTTCCATCCTCATTTCTGTTCTGTACCAAGGTTTTTGGTACTCGTGCCGCTATGGGAATCGAACCCATACGAAAACCGTTGCGGCCTTTATGCTTTCACCAAGTCATGGCAGAATCCTAGCTGTACCAGGAGGTAACCAAGCCGGTTCATTTGGCAAAACCGTTGCGTCAGTTACCGGATACGTTTCCAGTCGTTGCGTTGATTCCTGCCGATAGTACCCTCCAGAGCATGAGATAAACGAATACCCATAGCAAGAGACAGGAACATAACCAGCGGGGGTCCATTCCCTACGGGTACGGTCCCAACTTCCGTCTGGTCTCTTTGGCCCATCACAGATAGTTCTGTATCCCGACCAAAGAAATCCCCAACGAACACGTTCACAGCCCATGTTGTAATCCGCTGAGGCTCTTGCCATTTGAGATATTGCAAAGAGGCTGAACACAATTGACATGGTGATGACAAAAGCGATCAGAATCTCTTTGATCCGTGTTCTCATCATTCCATCCTCATTTCTGTTGTAGGGCAATGTCTTTGCCCTTCGTGGGTAGTCAGGAATCGAACCTGACGAATGCCGAACCATCGGCTACCCTGCCACTGCTTAGTTCACTCGCTTGCCCGCTTCATACCACTTGCGGTTGCTCTCTGCCTGCTTTTTCCAGCGTCGCAGAATGCTTTTGATTTGACCGTTCACTGCACCGCCAAGGCCAGGTGCGCTGTATGCCCCAGGTCTCATTTTGTCCCCTCTTTCTTTTCGTTCGAATTTAGCTGACAGTAACCAACTCTGGACGGTTCAGGACCTCTGAGAGAGCCAAGACCGTTTTGCGGTCGATATCCCCAAAGTCACCCTTGACCATCTTTTCCATGTTGCGCTCCAAGCGATTTCCCTTTATCTGCGAATAATGATTCGCGTAGGTGTTTACCGCTTGGACAACTCCCAAGGCAGAACCTTGCATGTTGTTCATCATCGGATCTCGCCAATAGGTGTGATTCATTACCTCCCTTTTGTTTTCAGCAATCGTCATTGCACGCTTGCTGGTCTTCGGGTCTTTCGGATCAGGCAAGGGCAAGATGATATCCAGAACCTTGACCCACTGTCGGCGGGTCACGGAAATGCTTGCCAGCTCTTGCATTTCAGCCACGAAATCATCCGCTTGCTTATGGACGATTCCAAGAGCTTCACGAACGTCTTTGATCCTGTTTTGATCCAAGGACTTTGACGTGTGCTTTGCCTTGTAAATGGTTCCCGAACGTTCAGCTTGCCTCAAGGCCATTTCTCGAGTGTTGTCACACACGATCAGAAGCGATTGAGCACTGAAAGTTGTTGGTAGAGAGCCATCTAGAGAAGTAGATGCTGTGATATACGGCATGAACTTCAATCCGGTTTTGTCATCTGTCTCAGGCCTAGGCATGGCCACCTGAACATACGCTTGCAAAGCGTTGCGAAGTAGGCCAGCTCCCAGAATCGTAAGGGAATCACCCAAGACGTTTGACTGTAGCCTCAAGAGCCACTGTTTGTAATCGTGGATTTTGTACCCTGATCCATGAGTTGCCATGTGTGCCTTGGTATCTGATCGAATGATTCCTTGCTCACCTTCGTAAACATAGTCATCATTCCAAGTGCCGGTAGGCATGACTTTGTACGGTTGGCCTTGCGGGCCAAAGAAATTCGCGTCACGCTTGGCACAGGGAACCAAATTGGCCTTGGGCACAGATTTCGGTTCCCATGAGAACAGACGATCAACCACAACCTGATATGGAATCGGGTCTTCAAAGTGGTTGTCTGCCAAACCCTTTGACTTCTGAAGCTCTCGATCATAATGCCAGGCCATTGGACGTTCCTTGCAATTGCCAACCAAGATGAATTCGTTCAGCCATTCACGGGTTTCTCGACTCATTTTTCCATCCTCATTTCTGTTGCCTGACAGTGAGATTCACTGTCGCTAGGTGACATTCACCTATGGTGCTCTGTGTGAGAATCGAACTCACTGAATCTCCGCACGCGGTTACGGAACTTACCTGAAAGTTGCTGTCTCTTAACGAGATTCAAACCATTCAGAGCTAACCGATATAGACGTTGTCTTATCGGCATTTTCACTTAGGCCAATCGCACTCGTCGATCATGGTCATAGTAAAAGGCACGTGACCTTTGACCCTCTTGATGTGGATATGGACGAATGTAGATCAAAACTCGAGAATCGTTTTCTATCACAGGTTCTCGAGTAACTTCCCACAAAAGCTCTTCGTCCCAGAAAACTTGCCCCACCTTCAGAATTCGAACGTAGGTTGACTGCTGTCCTGTCTCCATCATCTCTCCATCCCCTTTCTGTTGCAACGGGTTTCGTCGCTACGTGCCCCGCCGTGGAGTCGAACCACGGTTAATTCCAAACGGGGCCACCACGAATCACTCTTCGTGGATTTTGCTGCAATCGTGACACCAGAACGCCATCTGATAACAGCCGAAAGGCGTTGCTATCAAAGGACTTAGTTTTGGGCCGAACTCAACTACGTTTGGCCCATCAACAAAGGCAGAACCCCTCATCTCCCGAACATCAATGAAGGTAATGATATTGCCATTGATGTCTGTGATGGTCCCCTTTGTGTAATGAAACAGAGACACGATAACGTGCAGTGGTTTCATTGAGCTATGGCCTTTCCTTTGCCCAAACTTGAAAGTCAGTGCGACGATCAAGGTAAATCCGTTCTGCCTCTTCAAGATTCGGGAAGCACTCGGCATTTACGAAACCATCACTGTCTGTTGTCACGATCCAATTCTGACCTTCAGTGATGATGTCAATGAGCTGAGAAGCGTCACGCCAAGGCACAAAGGAATTGAATCCCGTTGTGGTGTTTTGGATGTACGCATTCACAGCAGCATAGGCCTCTTGAATGGTGAACCGATAGAACACCATCACCTGAGTGCCGTAGGTATCTACATCACCAAAATCATCGTCCCAACTGTCGGTTAGGTCTAGGACCATAGCAACAGAGTTGGCATACTTCGGGCTAGGCGAGAAATAGCCAAGAACGTTCAAAACGATTGGTGCAGTCATGTTTCCATCCTCTTTTCTGTTTTCCGTTGGGTATCAACGGTTCACGTGCCCACCAGAGGAATCGAACCTCTGTAGTGCGCTACCCTCTTGCGCGCTAAAACCATTGTGGGCGGCCACCTTTCAAGTCTTGGCAGAGACCGGCGGGTCAAACTCTTCAGAAATCATCGGGACGTACCAGGACCACGGTCTTGGCTTGCCCTTGGCAAAACCATCAACCATGTCTTCTAGGCAAACAAGTGTGTACCTTGCTCTTTTAACAGCCCTGTCTCTGAGAACCAAAGTGGCACCAGGCCTTTGAGCTTCAAGCAAACATTTGTCAATGTCTGCAATTGCCTTTCTGGCCTGTCTGACTTGATTCATTTCTAATTGAATGTTGTTCATGCACTGACCTTTTCGAGTCTCTGATGGTCAAGCCAAATTGGCTCTGGCCATTCATCGCTTGGCTTAACCCTGATGAAATGACCATCAATGTCTACAACTTCACCAAATCGCTTCATGCCGAAGTGGTCCCACGAAACTCGAGTTCCCTTGGGCCACAGTGGCTTTAGCTCTTCGGTCTTTGCCTTGATTCGTTCTGCTTCATTCATCGTTGGTCAACTTCCAAGAGCCACAGCGATTTCCGTTGATGTCAATGATCGAATGGGTTTTGTTCGATGCCGCATAAGACTCCACTTGATGAGCCACGTCACGAAGAAGTTTGGCAACCTCTTGCTCTGTGAAACCAACGAAAGCGTCTCCGGTAGTACGTATTTCAAGAGTGAACATTCAATTCCATCCTCTTCTGTTGTAACGCAATGGATTTCACTGCGTTTCGTGCGCCTAGAGGAATCGAACCTCTACGAAAACCGTTGGCGCTATTTGGGTTAGCCTTCCAAAGGCTTACCCATAGGGGGAGACCATGTGAATTCATTTATCTTGAAAACCACATGATCACTCTTGATGGACACAGAGAGCTTGGTCAAGCTCCCCTGAGATTCGGCCATCTTCAGCTCTGTCAATAACTGACGAGCTTCATTTTCCGAAAGCTCAATGATTTTGTCCATAGTTTCCATCCTTTTCTGTTGTTGGCCAACGTATTTCATTGACCTCGTGCCCTGGCAAGGAATCGAACCTTGCTGAAAACCGTTCAGGGCTACCATGATTCATTTGCGATATTCGTCTTTCAGGACGGGGTTGACGTTCGGGACAAACGACACAACGATTTCCGTTTTGACACGGTAACCTTCAGGACAATGCTTGACCATATGATCGACTGCATTACGAAGATGTAAAGTGTTGGCCCGCTGACGCTCTGCAACGCCAGTAAATCCCTCACGTTCTGCACGGTCAGCTTCGCAATCGAAAGCGACTGACAAATCCATTGAGGCAACCTCAAAGGCGTAATGAGACATGGTTTCCATCCTTTTCTGTTTGTAAGCCATTGTGTTTCAATGACTTTCGTGCCCTGTTGGAGACTCGCACTCCGAAATGTCGCTAAGTTCAGGGCTTTTCGGCTTACTTGCCTATGCGCTTCTCGCAAGCCTTGCGGGCTTTGCATCGATAGCCACCTAAAAGGTGGTCAGGCTCAAATCCGTTGAACCCGAACCGATGACAGTAGCGGCATTCAATTAGCTTGAGTACCTTAGTCATTGGCGTGCTGCATTTCGTAGCCTTCAAGGTCTCCGATTTCGTCATCGTAGTTTGAAGGGTTACCGCGCCAGTCGCTACGCAACCGTTGGCCAAAGCCGTTGTAGCAAGCTCCACAATCGCAATCAACGTCTCTACCGCCGATAGTCTCAATTGTCTTGCCACACTTGCACTTCCATTCACGACCGTAGAGGGTTCGACCTTCACAATCGTTGAAGTGTTCAGCTTCAACCTTGCCGCAACCCATGCCGCAAAAGAGCACAGAAGTAACGTCAGCCATGATTCCATCCTTTGTATTTCATTGTTAGCCAACGGGATTCGTTGACTTCGTGGGACGGGGAGAATCGAACTCCCCCGAAAACCGTTGTCCCTACCGGTAACTCAGTGGTCACCGTCGCAATCGCAAGCATCCGCATAGCACAGAGGCTGAAAAAGACTGCCTAGATTGCTATGTGCTGTGTTGGGGAAGTTTGCGTAAAAGGATTCTTTACCAAGGTATTTCGCTTCCCTGGTACGAACCTTTGCGTCAGGGTTGATATTGAAGACCTCAACCAAAACGTCACGATATGCGTGCCAGCACACAGCATTGATGCGCCTGCCTTGCGATGAACGACGTTGGCCACTGGCCAAATCTGTTCCTTTGCCGAACTTTTGAAAGCCGGTCTCTCGCAAGACAACTCGACCAATAAACCGAGTATTGCTGTACTCAGTTCCAATGAATGCCGTTAGGTTATTGTCGTACTTGATGTTTGCCTTAGCAATCGCCAAGTGAAAGTCCTTAACGGTGATTCCAGTGATCTGCATTGTTTCCATCCTTTTATTTTGTTTTGTACCAACCACTTTGATCGGTACGACGTGCCGCTATGGGAATCGAACCCATACGAAAACCGTTGCGGCTGTTGGTGATTAGTTCAGAAATGCAAGGTCAAACTTGTGAGAGTAGACGTTGCGACTGCAATAGTCACACATGAATTCCTGCTTATCGTCACCGGGGCAATCTTCGGGGCAAGCAATGACCGGATAACCTTCCGGCAGTTCGTCTTTGCTTGCTTCTACACCAGCTTCCCACTTGGCGCGGTATTCATCGCCATAGTAGTCAAGACCGGAAGTGTCGCCGTTGGCGATTGCCATTGCGCAATCGTCGCAGCAATGCAGCTTTCCCGTGATCGTAGCCATGATTCCATCCTTTGTTTTGTTTTGGGTCGGTCTGAATTGACCAGTGGCACACTCTCTTTCCGAGAGTGGCCAAGTTCGATTCAGCTCTGATTAGCCATGATTCGGAAGTAATCGAGAATCGGGCCAACCTTGGTGATCTTCTCTTTTTGCATGTACTCAATAAATGTTCCCTTGAGTCTGCCGGTAGAGAAGTAGAAAATCTCAATTTCGTTGTCTCCCTTGATGTAAACATCAAAGTGGGGAGTGAAAACCCTTTGGAACCCTGCCTTTTCAGCAGCTTCCGCAATGGCCTTCCGATTTGAGGTAATCTCCATGTTTCCATCCCTTTTTCTATTGTTAAGCCCTTGTGTATCAAGGACTTTCGTACCTGCCGGGGAATCGAACCCCGGTAGAACCGTTCAGGCTTCCAGAAGCGAAAGTTGGTGGAGCGCTTCACCTTTCGTATAGAAAGGATCGAAGTAGCACGGCGGGGTAAATTCTCCGGAAGGTGAGACCCACCAGAGATTTTCGATGCCGTAACCCGCTGCGTCAGTACGGATTTGGTTTACCGTGTACTCATCCCCATTTTCAAGGGTGACACGGTAAAGACCCGCCTGAATGCGCTTGCTCTTCATCATTCGTTCATCCTCCTAGTGAAAGTGTGGGGATCAGGTTGTGACACAACCACTTTCAAATTGCACCATTAAGGTGCTGGATCATTGTCGTTAGAAGCTGAACTGAACTCCGTTTGCTTCGTCAATTGCCTTGGCCCGCTTCATGTTTTCAACCATGTCAGGATGACATTTATGCGGGTCATAGGTAAGTGCCTCTTGCCGAACTACCTTGGCTAAGTAGAACTTTCCGGTTTTCTCGGATTTGACCCAAGCCAAAGGGCTTGCGCCACAACGCTTGCAGGTAACGATTTTGTCCATTGGGACATAAACCTTACTGGCCATTGTTGACTCTCTTTCTTGATCCAGCACCCAAAAGGTGCAACCGAAGTTGCACCGAGGATGGATGGAAAACGTTGTGCCACAGAGGATTTGGAGCGGATAGCGCCATTCCGTCGCGCTTGAGCTTCGGGGGATTCTATCTCTTAGGGCATTAAATCGTAACTGCCACAACGTGTTTCAGCCTTCGTCCGTCCCGTTTGTCTCTCGACAATCGGTTTTCTTCCATACACTCACAAGGTTCTGTCAGGTCACACCCTGTCGGGCTTTAGCGGGCATCCGGTTGGATGACTCCGGTACGTCTCCCGACGATCCGTTATCGCTAGTTGAATTCCCTTGTTGCTCTTTGGATTTCGTTCTGGCCTATATGAAACGCTTCAATTCGTATGGTTTGGACGTCAGGGACGAATCGCCGGAATCCCTTGCGGGAGAACACTTTTGCGACAGAAGCATTTGTTTTGCACACGTGGTTGCTACCCGCGTGCTCTGGCGTTTTTCACTCTGGCGTGGTCCCCGTTGCCGGGAGCGCGATTCCTACCGCGCGCCTCGTGTTGCCTCAACCACCCTGGCGAACCGGGGTGGTCTTCGACCATCCTAGCACCCGGTCAAGCAAAAATGGCCTGTAGCAAACCTATGGTTAAACTAGCTAAGTTTGTCAGCAACAGGCCGGCAAAGGCAAAAAGTCCTGGTCAGGATACATTTTCCCAAAATCTAGCAACGTGATGCAAATCACAGATTTTGTTATAGCAACGCCAAAACTTGGCACTTTTGACCCCTCTCTAACACATGAAAGCCCTTATCCCACAAGCGTTTTTAAATCACTTGTGACACAAGGGCTTTCAACCCAACTACCAGGCATTTACCAGCAAACTTTAAGGCGAAACTTCGCTCTCGGAAATCGTTGCGGCATCTTGCATTTGACGACTCTTCCAGGCCTTAAGCCGTTGAGACATATCAACTTTCGGCTTACTGTCCACCAGTGGACGGTTGTTCTCTGTCATCAAGGACTCAACCGGAACAGCTTGAGGAACAACACTTTCCGTTGAAAGGTTCCTCTTTTGCCAACGTTGAGCAACCAAGACTTGTGCCCTGACCCTGTCCATTCCAGTCTGTTTGATCAGCGCTTCAATTGCTATGGCCATCAACTGATTTCCGTCAATATCAAGCTTTGTGTCCTCCCAAGGCTCTCCGGTCAGAAGCTCTAAGAACGCGCGATACTTCGCCTCGTTAATCACAAGTGCTGCAATGGTTCCCTCTAGAACACCTACGTATGTTGCTGTCTCAGGGTCCATATCGAGACCAATGGGGATGATGTTGACCGGAACACCCACGCTCTCTGTCATCGTCACTGCTCCTTGCCGTATTCGATGAATTCCTTTGAGGGATTTGATATTTCAAGAAGATCGATGACTACCCCGCCTGGGCTTTGTTTCTTCATGGCCTTTGTGGGTTTCAGTCCGAACATTGAAAGTTGTTCTGTTAGCTGTCTTTTAGATTCCCGGGACTGCATAGCCAATTCCTTTCGCTGCATACTTCGCCGATCTGATGCAATGGAAGATAGGGGTAAAGCCCGGAATGATTTCCCAATCGTGGTAGTGACCGTGTGCCCCAGAAGACGCAAAACGTGCAAGGGCATCAAGAGAATTCGCAGCTCTTGTCCCAATGTCGATGAACTTGGGGATGTTCATCATGATCCACAGAGGGTTTGTAGGTTGTGCCCCGGCAAGGATCATCAAATCAGACTTAGTCACTACTCCCAGAACATCTTTCACTGCCTTGAAAGGATCGTGAAACTGTAAGTCAGTCAGGCCATCGTAGAACTGAAACAGGTAGCTTTTCGGGTTAGCATTTGCGTACATGTCGTCATAGAAAGCGTATGACCTGTAGTAAGTGTTTTGTGGCGTAGGGATATTCAGGTTTGAAATCCCACCCCATGGCAAGATGTTGCCGTTGGGGAACGTAACCCCTTGTGGTCTACCTGGATTGCCAAAGGTGTAGTGGGACAACAGAAAATAACGCTCTAGACGGCCACCTGGCAAAAACTCTGCCTTGATTCTCTCGGCTACCTCTGCACCCTGAGAGTACCCGGCGATGACAATTGGCCTTGAAACAGGAAGCTTGAGAATGATCTGAACACTGTGCTCGACAGCATCCATTACAGACTCTTTGTAGCTCAAGTGATTCCATGCCGAAAAGATTGATGACCCTGCTGCTGGGATAGGGCCAAAGCTGGCCATGTAATCCGGCGGGCAAAGCATGATCGGCTCAAAGATGCTGAGGGGCAATCGATCTGGAAAGCGATCGTCAACCAACCACTTCCCTAGCCCCACAAAGTTTGTGGCACTTGGATTTTCATTTTTGAACATGTCAACCTCCCATGTCCCAGGCAACCACAAGAAAAAGATTCGATCAGTCATCGTCATTCATTCCTTTCGATCTTAGAAAGATCAGCCAGCTTGGAGGGTCTGGTATCTCCCAACCGTTTTCACGTGCGATCATCAGCAAGGTTCTGTCCCACCTTGAGTGATGATTGAAAAAGAAATCTTCGAAAAGTGAGGCCTCTTCTCTTGCTTTTCTAGCCTCATCTCTTGCCAAAGCCACTTCCTGCCTTGATGATTCAGAATCTTTTCTGGCTGCATCAAGTTCGGCCCTCATCAATCGAATATCATCTTTAAAGCTCTCAAGCCTTTTGAGATACATAACTTCAGTAGAATCAGCAAGTTGCTTGACGATTGATGCCTGTTGTGTTTCATCAAGATTCGTTTTGGCCTCAACAGCTTTGGTGTCTCTCTTTCGATTTCTTATCGAAATGAAGAGGCCTACAAGGGAAACAATCGCCGCAACGATTATCCCTATGCCCTGAAGCCAATTGTTCATTAAGGTTCTACCTCATTCTTTAACTCTTCATCGAGACGATCAATCTCATTGGCGAAATCCCATGCGTTCCAAAGACTTCCAATAACAATTGATGCCCCAATGCTGCCTGAGAGAGCGGAAAGCCAGATAGAGCCATAGTTAACCAAGATTGCAATGACGTAAGTTCCAAGACTGGCCACTACTCCGGGAATCGACCACTTGGCGATGAGGTAAGAATCTCGAAGGTCAGCCCTTGGAAAGAAAAACCTTGTGCCTCTTGACATTCCAATGATGCAAGACAAAGACCCAAGGAAAAGAACGAAAGCCATTGACGTTTGGGTAAATTCATTGAGGTTAGAGATCGTCGAATCAGGTAGCGGTCCAAGCACGATCATGGATAGAGATGTTAAGAACAGACCCACAACGACACAAACATACATCCGCCCATGATCAAGCCTGGATGGCTTTTGAAAGGCCTTGTCTGGCAAGAACTTTCGAAAAATCCGACGAATCACAAAATTCCCCCTGTCAGGCGACCAATGATGCCGCCAATTCTCCCCAGCAATCCCCCGTTCGACCTTCCCGAACCACCACCGCCAATCGTGAACGGTGCTGGCCTATCGCATTGTTCAGGATTCCAGACGTGACTTTGATTCCTACACTTGATAATTGGGGTAGGCTCTGGACCTGCAATATATGTGGGTGAAGCAGATACAGGGGCAATCACCAGGGCCATAGAAAAAACGGCTATGATGATTGCCCCTGCTATCCGCTTAAACACTTATGCCCCAACATCTTTCATGTCAGACCCAACCCTCATTGCAGGTTGCATTGTGGAGGTTGGGGTGTAGAAGTTCGCGAAAATCGCTGAGGCAATGGTGATTCCAGCAGTGATGATTGGGGTTAGCTCTTGGTGGCTGACCAGGATCGTTGTGACAGCAGAACCACCTTGCAGGAGGGCGAATATAGAGTAGATCGCTTTTCGTACCCTATCTGTCGCGTTACCAACCGATAAGAGATTGTCCGCAATGGCAAAAACAAACGGAAGCCAAAGCGTGACTTGAGAATCCGTAACAATATTTGCCGTGACCAGAGCTGTAACGATGATCGGAACAACCTGATGAAACATGGCCCGCCAGTCATCTAGCGTCTTGAGCGGCATGACTCCATTGGTGGGAACAACCAAGTTAGATTGTTGCATTTCCTTCGGCCCCTTCGTCTTTCTCTTGAATAAATCGTAAAAGTTCTTGGGCAATTGTCACAAACCTCTCATTCTTTCCGTTTGGCCCTTGGCCGTTAGCCAAGCGCTCCACACGTGAAACATGTTCTGTAACACCAGAAAGCGCTCCGATAATAACCAAGACATCCCAGATGTTTCCATCTGAGTTGAGCATCATTCCGACCGTATCGTCAACACCTTCGTCATTGTCGCGGAAGATACCTCTAGATGGCCACTGATGATTCATGGATTTGTACCCAAGAATTTTGTCTCGAATGGCGAATTCTTCTTCTTTGGTCAGATACATAAACAACCCCTGTTCCTCTTGAATGCCGAAGAGCACCAATAACTCTGAGATTTCATAAGGTGACCAATTCACATCAACGTTTGTGCCTAGCCAAGGTTTTTGGTCTTGAGCTGTAGAGGTAAATTGATGGGCAAAGGCATCGATTTTCACCTGGAAATCTCTAATGGAGGAGATGTCCCCTGGAGTTCTACCATATTGCGGGACAACGAGATTCACCCCATCCCTTGCTGGCCAAAGGTTAGGGTCTGCATTGCTGTTGAGGTATCCGATCACTCGGTCTTGATTCCCATACCAACTACGCAAACGATTTATCTCATCATTTATTTCTGCACTGTTGTTCCCGGTAACAGAGCCGTTGTCACCCTCCACATCAACCATCGTTACCGTGCGAGGATGATTGAAAAGCCCTGTGGCCTCTAGGATTTCGCGATGAAGGTCGCAATTGGCCTGTCCCGGCCGGAAAAAGTAATATGGAATAACAATCTCAAGTTGACCTGAGTCAAGCAAAGCCTTTGCAGCCCTTGCGTTTACCCTTGCAAGTTGATCTTCTTTATCGCCTGAATTGGTCCTAAAGCTAAACACCTTATAGGGATAGCTTGAATCGATAGGCTTGACTTGATATTGGCTTACGTCATTCCAGTATGTTCCGCCTGGGCCTGGCGCAACCAATTTCCTTGTAGGGGTTGTACTTTGGTCTCCGTCCGAGCTTTGCTTATAGATGCTGAGATACCCGTCTAGAAGCTTTCTTGCGAACGCCTCGTTTCTAGGGTCTCCCTCGGGCCAAGCCATTTGGTAATGCATTTCGTCAGCCTTGCTGACTCCCTGCTCACCCCAAGTTCTACCCCAAAAGACCGACCCCTCAAAGAGTCTCAGCCCCTCACGAACCTTGGCTATTTTGTCAGCTGGCATTCGATATGCGCCCCAAGGGTATTTCGGAGCATTGACATCAACAGCAGTGCCCGACAAATGATTTGAGCCTTTGTTTGCCCCATAAGCACCTAAGACGTCGTTGTCTCTGGACCATCCCCAAATCGAAGAAACAATCTCCTCAACGTTCCTGTCATACCAATAGAGCCATGCGCCAAGAATGACCAGCGGGGCACCCTTTCTCAGCGGGGCTGTTTCGGTCAGGTAGAGGTCTTTGATTCGAACGATGTCACATTCATCACGGTCACAACAACGCCAACCGTTTTCAGTATGCGTACTGCCATTGACCACCCTGAAACCCATTGGGGTTAACCACCTTCGGGGAGTTCGATATAACCGGAAGTAATTGAAACAACCGAACCGGCAGTGATTGCCGTTGTGTTGAGGGTCAGCTCTTTTCCTGAAGTGCCAACCTCACCCTGACCAACAACTGTTGTACCGTCTGCCTTAATCAAACGCCAAAACGTTGCTGTACCAGTGGCATCCGCACTTGTATCATCAGAGATTGTCCCGAAAACAGCTCTTGCCGCAGACCCGGTATCGGTAAAACTACTGAAAGGGGTTGCAGCACAAATCAATTCAGCAAGCTTCGTATTACTGCTAAGGGCTGTATCTGCATTCGCCGGTACTGTCCCTGCATAAATGCAGATATGTGGAGAGGCCCCAATAAATGCTGCAAGGGATTGATTGTCTCCCCCGCCGAGCATTGCGGTGACAACAGCATTGCTTAGGTAAAAAGCCATGATCAAATCCTCACTTGCGCTTGGGTTTCCCCGCCGATTACTTGAAACTCGAACTTGTGCAAAATCCACAAATCAGCACGTGCTCGCATTTCGTCCCACCCTGCATTGCGGAACACGTCAACAGCCTCAACGCATTCTTTGAGGGTCTTGTCTGTTAGGCCTTCGAACTCTTCGGGATGATTCGAAACGTATTGATCCGCAAGGCTTCTGGCCAAGACAACATCTCGACCGCCTGGCCTTGCCGGGTCCATAGCTTCGTCTACTGCTGCTAGCTCTGGATTCACTTCTCTACCTTTCTGTTACGGACTAAATACTGTTGCGATTGATGCCCAATTTACCGTTCCAGATACCTGGAAAGTTGTTGACTCATCGGCTATTTGGACAAAGACGGGTGCCTGACTTGCTCCCATACCATCGTAAACGTTGGCCCCTGCATAACTTGATACGGGAAGATTCTGCATTGCAAACGACTGAATTATGAAATCGTCTACACCACAAGTGATTGCGTGAGTGGGGTTGGAGCTAGTCCCTGTGGCCTTAACAGTGGTGTAAGAGCCTACCTTTGGAATAGCGTAAATGATCGGAACCCACCAACCGCTACCGGTTGAGGTAATTGATGCGGTTTTTGTTCCAGCACTGGAAACCTTTGTGGCACTTCGATATCGACGTATCCATGCAGTGGCAGAGCCATTGGAAAATAGTTGCTCTTCAACCAAAACCATAGCCACGCCATCAAGAGTGACCGAGCTTGGGAATCCCGACCTGTCTTGATGAATGTCTAGGAAAATCCAGTCATTTACCTCAGCGCTCACGGAAACGGTTGTGCTGCCAGCATTTCTGGTAGAAGGACTTGCGATATTCCTTAGATATGGATTTGACCTTATGGCGCTTGACATTTGAATTTCTATGCCACCCCAGGCCTGCGATGAGGCAAAGGCAGCGGAAACCGTTAGGGGAGAAGAGGCCTCATTGACCGTTGTGCGTGCAAAACTTGAGGTATCCGTGGCGCGATTGGTTCCACCGGTTACACTGGTAAAGTTTGTATTTGAAGCACCTGTTGAAAACGCTTGCAACGTAAGCCCACTCGGCAAAGCACCAACGGCTTGGGCACAGCTAGTTCCACTTCCCACAACAGTTTTCGGAGGTCTAATATCCTCAACGTTTTTGTAAGATATGGCAATTGCTTCACCCCAGGAAAAGCCAGTCTTTGTGGTCGTGATGGTCACTGGTGAACCACCAACAACATTTCTAAGAACAAAGACTGAAAGAGTGGCTCCGTTAAAGACTGCTCTTCCAAGCAATCTCATTGGGGTTGACCCGGCATAAGTTGCTGTAAGAAGTGATCCGCTGCCGAGTGCTACTAGCACGAAAACTGTTGAGCCAGTTGATGGATTGATACTGCAACTTGGTGCGCCGGTCGTATCTCCACCAAAAGCCCCAATGGTATCGAACGTTACCGGATTAGCTGAAACCGATTGACCATTAAATGAAGCCACGGCTTTTCTCAAAATTGCTGAGACAGAGCCTCTTTGAGCCTGAGACCCTTCAAGCTCAGCCTTGGCCTTTTCCAAAGCGACTCCGATAGAGCCTCTTTGGATTTGCTTTGCCGTAAGAGATGCCTGTGGTAACTGAATCTGACTTATCAGGGCACCGTTAGACGATTGCTTTCCTGACATTTCAGCAATGAGCTTTTGCAGGGTAACCTCGACCGAGCCCGATGGACGCTGGTAACCGCTAACCTCTGCAATGGGTTTCGCAGCAATTGCCTCGATTTCACCTTCAGGCCTCAAGTACCCTTCAAAGCTTGAGATTGCTGGGGATAGGTCGGTTTGGATAGAACCGGCCAGAGCATTTTGGCCGTTCATTTGCGCTCTGGCCTTTTTGGCTTCTGCCTCAAGAAGAGCGAAAACCTCTGCCCACCAACCTACTTCAGTTGTCATTGCTGTAACTCCGGTGGCACTGGAATGTCTTGGTCGTCCATGGACCCTGGCAACAGCTCTGCTGCAATATCATGGAAGATGACTGTATAGCCAGCTGCGACAGCAGGTTTGGATGTGAGCTTGTTTTCTGAAACCACAAGAACAGAACCGCTCACAGTGTCAAAACCGACCTGGTGAATCCATCCATCAATGATGCCGTTGTGACCGCGCCAAGTGCCGGTAATCTCCGTAAACAGGCCATATCCAAAGTAATTCGGCGGGGGATTGATGAAAGGTCCAGCATAACGCCAATAATGACTTAGGTCGTTCATCCAAAAATCAAATGTGTCTTCACCGATCAAGACATGGTCTCTCAACGCTTCTCCGAAGGTCAGCATATCGGTAACCGTTGAAACCATTGCCCCGCCTGCACCGTACAGTTCTGGGTTGACTTTTTGATCAGCGGCTCTCGGAAGGGGAATCACTGCATCTTTTGGCCACGAAGTTTCAGTCATACCAAGGGGATTCAAGATGTCCTCTTGAATGATCGTTTTGATGTGTCGATGCTGTGGGTCAACTGCTCTCAGGCACATCCCCAAAAGGATTGTGTTCCCGTTGGTGTAGTGATAGTTGGTTCCTGGCTGGAACATTGGGGTTCCCTTGATAAATCCAAGGGCATCTTTTTCTGCATCGGTCCACCCCCAAGTAGGGAAGAGGGTGAAGATGATTTGAACAAGTAGGTTTTGCGCGAAATCAGCTATGCCAGAACGCATGTCCATCAGATTTTTTATCGTGATGGTATCTCCATTTGGAATGCCAGAAACATAGTCGCTTAGCTTGTCATCCAAGGAGATTCGACCTTGTTCAAACTGCATCCAGAATGCCAGAGAGACGAAAAGCTTTGTGCTAGAGGCAATTCGATAATGATCATCGATTGTCAAGGGACGGTTGACATTTGCGTGTTTCCCGTAGGCTTTAGTCAATCGTCCCAGTGGTCCTGACATTCCGAAAATTACACCAGGGGCACCGGAGACTTCCATCGTTGCGTTAATGATGTTATCAATCACCGCTTCATGTTCCGGCAACATTGGGTCCTCTGATGTATGTTCCAGAGTTGACACAGGATCGTGAGTCGTTGTGTCAGAGACGTTTCCAGTTCTATCAATGGCCCTTGCAGTGATCTCTACGGGTGTATTTGACTGCAAGCCAGTGATTTTGAATCTTGCTGGCATTACTCATCCTCTTCCGGAATTAATTGATCGTTGACCTGAATTCCATCAACAAAGATGTCGTATCCCGCCACGTCAGGGTCAGGGGAGTCCAGCTCAACCGTGATCGAACTGAAGCTTACCTCAACAACTTCAATGTCGGGAGCGCTCGGAGGTATCGTGTCAAAGATATCTCCCTCGTCTTCTACCGGAGATTGCCTAAACTTGGCCCATCCCTTGGCTTTTCCACCGTTACCGCCAGACTGAGGAATTAGCAAGCCATTTCCACCAGCACCGCCACCGCCTGGGTTTGTTCCTGCTCTACCAGAAACCTTTTGGTCTCCCGACTCGTGGAGGTAGACCTGGCCTTTATAGGTAAATGGACCAGCACCCTTTCCGGTTGTGCTACCACCAAATACCTGTCCAGAGCCGTTTGTTCCCTTTGGAGATGAAATGCTATGTGCGCCAACGGTAAAGCTAGCGACCCCACTTTCCTTATTGAAGGTGAGTGTTGCATCTCCGGTAAAGTGAGTTTCCCGAATATATGTTGTCGCAACGATTTTCGCTGGTGTTCCTGGCCTTCCATTGAAGTTTAGGGTTGCCCCATTATCGCCGTCTCCACCTTCGCTACATGGGATAACGTCAACGTAGTTGACCCATGAAGGAATCGGAATCGTTACTGTGTCTTCAAATTCAAGAATAACCGGATCATAGTTGTTATTTCCACTGACCACATCAATTGCGGTTTCAATCCATGGAACCTTGCTAGAGGTTGTCCAAGAGGCCAGGCTAATGCTGGCAGGAGGATTATCCGGGTTTGTGGTGTTATTCCTAGTTGCCGCAAGGCCTTTCGTCAATGCGTAGGGATGGTCTGGAATCGTATCTTCAGTATCGACGCCGCGAACGTAATGGGTGCCACCAACAGGAACCAACTCAAAGAAAAGCTCATCTTCTGCGTTGCGCTCCAAAGGTTCTGGGAGGAAATAGAAGTTCCAGCCGATATCAGCATCGGTACTTCCAGGGTGGAGGATTGATTTAACATCCGCAGAGTGATGAACTCGTTCGCGAGCTGCGGTGGTCTTATTGATCTTCCAGATGTTGACGTAAAACGCTGTGATTCCAGCAGAACCATAACCAAGCCATGAGACAACACCTAGCGGGGCCGACTGCTCAACCCTAATGGCTGCAATCAGAGAATTTGCCTGAGTGCAAGCAAGAGTGGTGTTGATGTAGTTGATTTTGAAATTTGAAGTGCTGGAAGGAATTAGACCAGAGTCAATCGGGGTATTGTCTCGCCTACCCCAAAGCTCCCAAGACCAACGTCCCTGAGTAGCCCAAGAGCTAATTTGTTGAAGCATGTTGAAAAGGTCTGCGAGACTTGCACCTACGCCAGGAAGCCCAACTAGCCCGCCGACCGCTGCGTTGACCAACTCTTGAATTGTCTCTTCGATGGTTTCTGGCCCAAGCAAGCCAAGAATGTTTAGGGCCGGGATGTTCCTCAAAGCTGTTGCTATATCTTCGAGTTCGTAACCAAAGATGTTGGTGTTCCTGATGGCATTAACAATCGTATCTACCGTCAACTGCCAACGTGCAAAGGTATCTTGAATTACTTCAGGGAGACCTTCGACCCACTCTTGCAACATCTTTCGAATCTGCCTAGCAGAAGCATCATCGAAATGTATTGTGCCACCCAATGCTTGAGGTCCGATGTAAAGACGACCTTTGACCATGTCAACATCTGTATCGGGAATTGTGTACTCTCCCGAAAGCTCTACCCACCCACCGGAAGATGAACCGGGAGTGAAAGAGTCGACCACATGATAACCCTGAAAGGTATAGACAGGGTTTAGGTTTTCATCGACAGAGGTTTGCTTGTAAAGGGCTAGGTGCAACTGAATTGGGGCACCAGAGCCAAGGTACTCGTCCCAATGTACGAAAACCGAAGGCCTGATTGTTTGCTTTGGCATGACCGGAGTTTCAATGCCACGCAAAGCTTTTGGTGTTCCATCTGCCACAACGCGAACAGACCCGGTACCATCTTCAGTTCTCTTAACCGTGTCATCGAACGTCCAAATCCCCTTGCCATCAATGACATTCGCATTCGGGAACATACCCAATGGCCATAGGTTCGGTTGGTGGTCCCCAAGAGCGCTGATGGGAATCGCGCTAAAGATGTTGGCGGGCAACAATCCAAAGAGATTTCGAGCATTGATCGGAGAGAGGCCAGTGAGAAAATCCTCAATACCATCAATGATTCCCTTTGAGATTTTTCCAGCAATGCGAACACTGATGTCTTTGATCCATACTTGCCCTGAAGTGATTGTGCCATTAACGTACCCTGCAACCTTGAAGCCATTTACGTTCTGCGGCACAATGATTGAATTATTCGCCATCTGAACGAAAGATGTTCCAGCAGAACTGGACCCATGTCCTGATGGAATATTTACTGAAGTGCGAGAGACTTCTGTTTGATTCAGATACCAAATGATCTGATACCCAAAGCCATTGGCAGAGCTTGGGATTCCAGACCATCGAATCTTGGCCGCAGTAACAAACTCAGCCCCAGGGTTGCAAGGCGAAATCCCTTGAGTATCAACTTGTTTTGAGGTTCCAGTGCCAAGGGTAGTGAAGGCCTCTTGGGTAGAGTCATAAGCCCACGTATTTGTAGTGTCAATGCCGACAGTCCAAATTGTGGTGTTATTGCTAGCTGGAGGAACTACGTTATCCCCAAGCGTCGCAATCTGACTCCCGCTGATCTTTGAGAATGGAGTCAGAAAAGCATTGCCTGCGTTGACAATTGCTGTAAGAGCTTGAATGAACGGTATGCCCAGATCGGCCAGCATCGAAATAACAGGCTTCAACCCTGAGATGTCAACTCCGGTAAGCAAATCCACCAAAGCATCCCAAAACTCTCCTAGGACTGGAAAGTTGGTCCCAAAGATAGAGAGTAGATCGTGAAGAGAGTTAAAGAAATCGGAAAACGTTGTGCCCAAAGCCTCGATGGCATCTTTGAGGTCTTGGATTGATTCGATAAGTTCAGGAGATAGACCGAAGTCTTCAGCCCAAGCTGTAATGGCATCGAAGACAACATCAGTGAATTGTTCAAGCGGGACAACGTAAGTCCCAAAGAGATTCCATGCTGCGTCAAAAAGGTTGAGGGGGAACGGAGTGTCAGGATTGATGCCCAAAAGCGCACCAATACCTTGGATTACATACTTCAAATCTCCAAGGTCAATCCCGGTCGGCTCGCCTCCACCAAAGAGGACAAAGAGGTCAGCTGCGAAACTCAAAATCTGCTCAAGAGCATTCTGATTCGCAGCGTCTACACCCTTTTGCAGCTTTTGGGTATAAGCGCTCAGTGTGTCAACAGACTGATTCAGCCAAGCAATGTTTTTGACAAAGTCTTTATTGGCGAAACTCTTTGTGCGAGAGTCGATTTGGCGAAGAGCCTTCGACTCAACCGAACCTCCACCAGGCGGGCCACCAAAGCCAGCTTGACTAAAAAAGCCAGTCATTGACGATCATCCTCCCTGAGGAATGTATTCGATTGGATCATAGTTGAAGGCACCTTCAGCCATAGTCTTCAGCTCTACAACACCTTTCGTCTCGTCCCAAATATGCATCAAAATTTTATGCTCTTGCTTCACATCTCCCACCCAAGGCATTGGGCCTTGAATGTCAATCGAGTCTCCAACATCAAAAGACCCAAAAGGTGCATTGGGATGATACGGATCAATGACTACTGACTCAAAGTAATGTGGAATCTGTCTCCGAGTGAGTTTTCTTCTGGCCCAAGCCTTTGCACGTTCATTTGAGTCAATGTTCAGGTCTTCTTCGTCCATGACCCGCCGGTAGCGGTCAGGGTCAGCGTTTTCAAAACTTGCGTAATACTCTTTCCCGGGGAAATAACCCTTGTACGTGAATCCTGAAGTCCACTCGATTTCACTGGGTTGCTTTGGGGTGCAAGCGTTTACGTTCTCGCCAAGTCTAAAAGTCAAATCCGTCTGGTACACACCAACTTTCGGGTACCCAAGGTGGATTTTCTTAGTGATGCCGGTTCGATCTTCGGTCCAAGAACTCTCTTCAAGAAAGTCAAAAGGTATGTCTCTAGCCAACTTTGAGATGTAGTCACCACAGTCGAGACGATCCACGGCCCTAATGAAGATTGCAAAGAAATCTTGAACCATCTGTTCATTGTTGAAGGAAAAGCCCGGAAGCATCTGTGTCCCACTAGAAGTGGGATACACAGTAACTCCGAGATTTCCGTTTTCTTGAGCTTGAATGTGGTTCCAGATTCGAGTCACAATCTCGAACGGATCAACAGCAATGGGGTTCCAATTCTGAAGCCACGGAATCCCTTTGGGATAATTGCTGAAACCCTCTGCCTTTAACTGCAAGATACCCGTTGTCGGATCGACATCAGACGGTTGCATGATTCCGCTGGCCCAAACGATTTCTTCTCCATCGAGACCATCACGAATCGCGTGAATCCAATGGCCCCAAGGCTTTAGCTGAATAGGACCAGAGCCGTCGGGATGCTGAATGCTTGGTTCTTTTGGGTGAACTTGGAACTCGATTTGGCAGGGGCCGGAAAGTTGACGCACTACCTGAACACCTTGCGCCACAACATCTCTCGCTAAGATGTTCCCGTGAACATCTTCGATGACAAATCGAAACTTATTGGCGTAGCTCATAGGTTCTGCCAAGCGTCACGCCAAAACATATAAACAGCCGAAACATCAATGGGCTCAGGAGAATTGTCCCTCATGTGCCACTCCGATACTGTTCCTGGTGTTGATTGACCCAAAGCCCTTGTGGTCGCTCGCATTCCAAGACCAGTGTAAAGGTTGGCACTTGGAATCTCTAGCTCCGACTCGGGAGTGAAGGTCACCCCAAAGTGATCGTTTATCTTCAAGGTAGAACTGAATTCCCCTGCACCAGTGCCAAACTCAACGTCATACTTCCAATTATTGTTCGGGAGACCAGAGCCAAAAATCGGACCAAAAAGAGCACCGAGAATAGTCTGCAAAAGGTTCATAACCCTTGGGAGAGAATAGATTTCACTGAGTATCGTATCTTCGCCATCTTTGTGATGACCGAACCAAGCCTTTGTGTAAGTCAAGTCCCAATAAAGATACTCAGTTCCATCTTCGTTGCTACGCCCAATGATTCGGTTACTGCACTCTTCACTCCCAAGCAATGATCCTTCCGGCGGGGTGGCCAAGGTCATACCGACAGACTGATATGGAGTCAACGACGGTTTGTTGAAAATACTTGTGGCAGAACGATTTCCATTGCCGCTATCGTCCCACGTGAGAACTCCGTTATCAATCTTCCAACCACCATCGGTGCTGCCCTGATATGTGGTCTCTGTCCAATCGTCAGGGTTCAAGCCCTCTTCGGTCTCGAATTCCTCTGAGAAGTCAACTAGTTCAATCTGAGTGTTGGTGTCAGTTGCATTCCAAGAAACCTTGATCGGAGTGTTCGGGGGAAAGCTTAGTTTTTCGAGGTACGGTTGAGTTACCTTGGCATTTAAGGAAAGACCATCATTTAGTCGGATAGCCCGCCGGGCCCAGGGGTAGGAGCTGATTTCGACAATTTCGCCCGGTTCAAGCTCATGCACCAAATTGATTGTGATTGAACCAACTTGGATGATTGGGTTTTTCATCGGGCCAACAATCAAAAATCGAAGCCAGGAGTCTCCATCTCCCATATCCAATTCGTATGGTCGATATACGGTTGCAACTTCTCCCTCGCGAACCTGGAGATACCATTCAAAGTCGTTGTAGTACAACGTATCTGAACGCCTAAATTCAGCGACAACTTTTCTCATGCCTTCTCGGTCAGGCTTGCTTACTGCCAGCTTTCCTGGCCTTCCGAAAACCTGAACAACGCGGCCATCTTTGCGGCAAATGTGAAGTGGTTTAAGCTCTCCCCACTTCCCTCGAATCTCATCGGCCCTCCACTCTCTAGTGAATTCGCCTATGCGCCTGTCGTTTTCGAAGTTCAGCTCTCTTGTGTCTCCAGTCAAAGATGCAATGTTTCCCAAGAGTCTATTGCTGAAGGCGTTGATTTCAAGCTGAATTGGCAAGGGCTTCAACGAGTCTGACCCAAATCGAATCTCGTCTGAAAGCTGAGATTGATAATCCTGAACGTTCACATCATAACCCATGGGGTCAAACGTCTCTACGGAAAAGAGAGTTCCGTATCCAAAGACGAAGTCTCCCAATTGGTATTGACCCGGCTCAAGATTCCTACTCTGTGCCATAACCAAATGCTCCCTGTCCAGAAGACTTAATTGCAAACATTGCATCAGTCATTGTGTCTCTTGGGTCTTGGCCCGGTCCCTGATAGATGTAGAACGAATTTTGAGCACCAACTCTAGTTCCGTAGTCTCCACCCAAAGACCTGCCAAGGGTGTTGAAGGTGTTTTTCATTTGCGGATTTTCGGATGTGTAGACCTGAAGCTGTCCGGTGACCTCATCGAGCAAGTAATTAATGTCAGAAGCTCCCGGGAAGCCGAACCACGAAGTTAGGAATCTACCAACGTATTTCGTGACCAATCGATAGGCCTCTTGGCCCAAATCGATGGCTGTATTCACCGCTCCCAAGGCTTGCGCAACAATCCCAGAGATACCGGAAACTGCACCCAAAGCCATTGCGACACCAGAACTTCCACCGCTAGGATCACCTGATCCAGCAGCACCAACAAGAGACGAAGCGAAACCTGCTACGTCACTTACTGTTTGAGCAATCCTCTGCCCAAGTTCAATGAAGCTCTGAACATTGTCAACAATGTTGTAGATATCTTCGGTATTCCCGATACCACGGACCAGGGTATCGCCGATATTCTTAGCACTCTCAATAGATTTCAGAGTCGAGTCAAAAACACCAAAGATATCGCTTGCGATAGAAGAGACACCATTGGCCACGTTTTGTGCGGCATCCAGCGGGCTTTCACCCTCTTTGAGGCCATAGTTCGAAAGAATTCCACCACGGATGGTTTCAAGCGCACTGATGGTCTCTTTCGAGGTCGGGGTGTTCAGGTTGTTTTGATCTGCAATCATCGAATCAAGATGTTGCAGAAGCGGAATCACTTCATCCTGATTGAATCCCCCACCAACTCCACGAGCTGCAAGCACAGCCTGTGCAAATTGAGAGTCATTCTCTGCCAACTTATTTAGGGCATCGGGAAGCCCAAGGCCTAAATTACTGGTGAAAGCTCCCGTAGGCTCCACAGGAATGACGCCCTGTTGGCCCGTAGGCGAGATGGTAACTGGCACTGGGGTGTTGGTGCCCGACGACGGCGTTGGCCCGCCTGGGGTGAAGCCAGAGGGCAGTGTGACTGGCGCTGAGAAACGGCTGTGCAGATGGTCGCGGTGACCGGGGTAGTTGCCAGAGAAGTCCGAATTAAAAGGGAACCCAAATTGCTCACCCGATGGATTTTCCCAAATAACTTGCTCAGCAGCACCAGAACCTTGCAAGAATTTTGCAAAGGCATCAAGCCTTGCTGCACCCTCTTTGCTTGTGGGGGACAATCCCTTTGGACGCCAATCGATTCCGCGATTTAGTCCCTGAGGGTTTGGTGCTACCGGACCAGAAGCAATCTTTCCATTTGCCCCGTTTGTCTGGTGACCAAGATATGTGCTTGCTTCAAGCCCAAAGGCATCAGCAACTTGATAGACCCAATCAGGGAATCCTTGCCCGCCGTAGGGGACAACTACGTTGGTGCCCTTGCTAATTGGGACATCGGGAATCCCATAAGAGCCACTACCGGTTACAGCTCCGGTCACATTGTTCGCAACGGTTTCCGCAACCTGGTCTACTGCCTGTTGAGAGTAATTGTCGATGTATTCCTGCACTCCCTTTTGTGCAGCAGCAAGGTGACCTTTGGCAGCGTTTTGAGGATGGTATGGGCCACCCTTTGAAACCTGAGTTCCCAATTGCGTTGGGTCAGTAAAGTTTTCGGGGGTCAATCCACGTTGGGCAGCAAGCCTAAAATAATTGTCAATGTTCTGTTGTGGATTGAACATGTCGCCACCACCGGCTTGTTGCCAGGTTGGCTTATCGAATTGGAAAATACCTTCCCACCCCGAAGGATTCGAGGCATTGGGGTTAAAGCCACTCTCCCCATACGCTTGTGTCGCAAAGTATTCGGCTTGCTCTCTCGAATACCCAAGAGACATAGCGCGACCGATGATGTAATCGGAAATCTGTTGCTTGCTTGCGTTCGCTGGCAGATCACCGGGCTTTCCCGTTAACCGTCCACCAGTGGACGCTTTACCAGAGCCACGCGAATTTCCTTGTGTACCACCAGGACTCCACGGAGAGAGACGATTTCCTGACTTCTTTGCATCAGGATCGTTTACATAGGTCTTGGGGAAAAGACGACCACCAGAAAGATCATTGGCCAAAGTCAAAGTGCTGAAAACCGTATCGGTAACCTGAGATACGAAATCCAAGACATGCTTACCAAAATCGCTGAATTGCTGCATGTCCTTGATGAATTGAGCAAATTGATCGTCAAAGGGCATAACAGAAGCCATGACCATGCTTGACGTAGCACCCTTGGCCTTACCGGACTCAGACGAAATGCCTTGTGCCCAAGCACGAGTGAACGTTTTTCCTCGCTCTAGGGTCCAGCCCTTGCCAGAAAGAGGACCGTACTTGGCGGGTGAATTTCCAAGGTAATCGCCTGCAAGCGTTGCCAATTGGAGCAAAGCTTTTCTAACTTCATCTCCACTGTCAACAATGCCTTGCGCAAAGGCAGCTCCCATGTTTTGACCTTGAGCATTGGCTTGGTCAACAAGGGACTTCAATTGCTCTGCAATAGCAGGATTTTCAGAAAGGGCTCGGTCAAGAGCCTCTTTGTTATTTGCGAGATTTACAAGGCTCTCTTGCTGAGCTTGGGTCAGCTGATATGAACCATCTCCACCCAAAAGACCACCAAGGTCATCGGGAACGATCCAATTATCAGGGAGCTTGCTTTCAGGGTTAAAAGGGCCAGGGGGCAACGGAATTGGTTGACCGGTCTTCGGATCAAGCCCTGGTCCCTGAAATGGCCTTGGCGAATTCTTTTCTGCCCCTTGAGAATCCGATGGTCCAGGCGTGCCACCAGGAACAACCTCTGGATTTTGAACGTCCAAGACTGTTGGGATGTGAAGGGCATTTCCTGGCCCACCAACAACCTCATTAACGATGTCGTTGGCCTTCGTTGTGACGTTGAGTTCAGAAGCAAGCTTTGTCGGCTCTTGACTCCAAACACGTTCCAGCGCTTCACGTTGAGCCGTGATGTCTACGTTAGACGGAATCTCAACGATGGCAGTGCCAGTCAGTGGGTCATATTGACGCCAAATGCCACCGATTTGTTCGATCTGTTTCTTTAGGTCAGCAGCGTTGGCCTCATCAATATTCAGGCCAAACTCAATCTTGTTGTCTCCCTTTTCTCTTGCCGACTCAACCTGCAAGAAAAGAGACTTGAGCTGTTGCTCTACTGGACCAAAATTTTTCGAGTTGTAAATAACCTCAAACTCATGAGGATCAGTCAGATACTTACGAATCAACTCTTCGGCTTGATCACCAAAAATACCAAAGTCATTGAGAATCAACATAAGTGCTTCGTGCGTTCGATTCCATGCCTCTTGAGGGGTTGCCTCACCAGATGCGGCAAGTTCGAACATTGACTCTCTTAGCTTCTCGATTGTCTCGAAAAGCGTTTGGCCATTCTTCGTGCTGGTGTTTAGCTCACCATTTTGACCGATCAGTGCCCCGCCGGTGGTGTCTAGGACATCAACCAAATTCGCTTGTGCGTCAGTAACTTCCGAGAGAGTCTTGTTGTATTCCTGAAGGGCTTCTCCGGCAGGGATGATTCCAAGAGTGCGCAGAGAATCAATGAGACTATTCGCCTTGTCATCTGCGGAAACTGTTTTGTCGCTTAGTTTTTGAACAGCGTCTGCGAATTGCTTTGCTCCACGACCACTTTGGTCAAATGACTGACGAAGATTCTTCATCGTGTCGATAAGGTCTTGTGGCGCACCCTTATCAGCAAGTTGCTCTAGGAATGCCTCAAAATCTTCATTGGAACCCTCGATACCCTTTCGAGCATCTTGAAGCGTAATTCCAAGCTCTTCAAGGGCTTGCATGAAGGTTTGAACTTTTGGTGCTGCACCGTTGGCAGAGTCTCCAAGCGAATCTGTTGCTCCTGCTGCCTTTTTCGATTCTTCTTCCCACTTGAGGATGCTTGCCCAACCACTATCAATTGCATTGAAGAACCTAGGCAAGTTCTTATCGCGATTTTCCCGAAGACCAGACCCCAAGGCGTGCATAGAATCTGCGAACTCTCGCATATTCTTGGCAACACCATCTCCACCAAAAACGTCCGCGATACCAGCGGCAGCTTGTGCGGCCCATCCAATCGTATCCCCAAAGACTTCAGTGATTTTCACAACCGAATCACTAATGAAGCTAATGACATTGAGGATAACTCGACTGGTGATCAGTGCAGCCTTGCCAAACCCTGACCAGAACTCAATCAATCCCGCTTGATGACTCTTCAAGAAATTCGAGAGCCCATCGACAGCTTGACGAATCTTGCCTACGGCCAAGGCAATTGAATTTCCCTGATCGCCAGACCCGGTCTGGCCAAAGAGAGGCGCAAGAAAGTTGGCCCCAAGTCTTGCAACTGCTGTCTTGAGGTTTGCAATGGCACCAGAGATGGAGTCTCCCATGCTCTTTGCCGCATTGCCAAAGTTGTTTTGAATAGCGCTTAGAAAGTGAGCAGAGTCAACCTCACCCTTGGTAACCATGTCGGAAAGCGCTGCGGCAGAAACCCCATACTCATCTGCCAGAGCTTGGATGATGGGGATACCAAGGTTACCGAGAGCCGAAAGATCGCCAATATAAACACGATTCGTTGCAACGATACCGTTAAAGATACCGCCCATTTGGTCCAGTGAAACACCAGCAATAGCGGCAGCGTCGGCAACACTGGTCAAATAATTTGTAAGCTGTTGACCAGGCTTGATTCCAGCCGCTACCGCCGAAGCCGCAATTGTTGCAGCAGCGTCCAGCGAATAAGCTGTTTTATCAACAGCCTGATTCGCAGACTCCATGATCTTTTTGACATCATTGCCGCTATGACCCAAGGCCTTCAGTTTGAAGTTTGCTTGGTCAATTCTTTCAAGACGCGAAAAGCCTTGTGTTGCAGCAACTCCAACGCCAGCAATGGCAGCGGCAGCAGTGGCAGCAGCAGCGGCCACCCCTGCCTTTAAACCCAAACTCAATGCACTGCCAGCGACTTGCCCGACCTTTGAGCTTGACTTTTGAACGCCCAGAATGCCCTGCTGTTCAAAGTTTTTCGAGAATTCCTCAGCAGCACGAGACCCAGCTGTCGCAAGGGCCATGGGGAGTTCTTTTTGTGCTTGTGCAGCAACCTTTTTCAAATCCTCAAGAGACTTGGTTGCCGTAATCTGAAGCATGTTGGCACGGTAGTTTTCCCGAAGAGTCGAGTTCGACCGTGCTCTAACATTGTTCAGGTTTTGCTCGAAAACCCTTGCAGCCTTTGTTGCTTCGTTGACTTGCTTTTGAATAAGGTTGTATTGCCTTAGAGCACCGGCATTCAGCCCTATCTTATCGGCCCATGTGGAAAAAGGAACCACGGCATCTTGAGTCGCCTTTTTAACAGACTCAAATTCCTTGGTAACCTTTGCGGCACCCTGTGATTCATATTCAATCCGAACCTTGCCGGTAGCCGTGCCAATGTCAATCATGCTCATATGCTTTTACCCACCAAACAGACTGTTGTCAAAGTTGCTTGATTTCCCTTGTGATGCAACAGGTTTCGCACCTTTTGATGAAGAGGTAAAGCTATGTGGTTGACGATAGGCAGAAGCAACGCTTAGCCCCATGAGCTTATTAAATGCCGCCGTTCGAGCCGAATGAACGAAAGCGTCTGTGCCCCTCTTGTTTTTCATCTGATTACGCACAGCATTCTCCACTTCGTTCATTCGGCCCTCTACGAAACTTGACCACCAATAAAGTCCGCGATCAAGGTAGAAAGCTGCCAAAGGCCAGGTAATCCCATACAACTCACTCGGGCGAATACCCAGAGCTTTCGCCTGATGCCATACGCGCCAAGCTAATTGCCTGTTCTTCGCGAAAGGGCGTGATCACAGCCAGAGGCTTGTTCAACTCCGAGTAAATTGCCATTTTATCTGCGAAATCCACTGCGCTGGCATAGGTTTCATTAGGACCAAGAGGTCGAAGCTTTTTCTTGAAGACCTTTTCATAATCTTCTGGTGAAAGCCTTGCTCCCTCAACAACGTGTTTCTTTCCCTCTGTGTCGGTGAGGATTTCAACTCCGTCGTCAATGATCTTTGGACGTTCAATTGCCGTGACCAAGAGGCCATTCATCAAACGCAAGAAACGGCAACGCTTTTCGGGGTCCTTGAGAACTGTCCAGATAGAAGCTTCTGCTGCATCCTCAGGCTTTTCGATTACGTTGCCGCTTGCATCCATTTCGGCGGGGAAGAGACGCTTTGTAAAGAAATCAATCTCTTCAATGAGGTTGGCCTCAAGCAATGCCATCGTATCGAGATGCCTTGCCAAAACCCTTTGGCCACTTGGGCATTCGATGACAAACTTGACTGCTTGTTTTGGCTTCCATCCATCCTGAAGCGCGAACATGTCTGCAACAGCGGCTTTAACTGCGGATTGATCAATGACCGGTTCGCGCAATGCGGATTCATGCATCGTCTCAGATGCTTTAGCCACCAAAGGGTTTGGGGCCATAGGCTCCCCCGCCGTGCTCTCCTGTGTCCCAACAGGATTCACTTGAGCAAGCACGGCAGGGTCAACACCAGGATAGGACATTTACGTTCCTCTTTCGGAATCTAGTTGTTTTTCAACAACTTACGGGGTGGAATCTTCCAGAGTGGTAAACGGAACAGCGGTACCGAAGTAACCAACATCCGTTCCGACCTTGGAAGTCACGCGAACCTGATAATCCGTTTCCGGGGTCAGGGTTGCGAGATTTGCGGTTCCCGTTGTGGGATCGGGGTTTACGGCAGTCCAAGTATCGAAAGCTGGACCTGCCGCGTATTCCACACGGTAACCGGTAACACCAGAAACGGTCTCCCAAACAACCGTTGCGCCAGTGTCCGAAACATTGCCCACCATAACGTTTTTCGGCGGCATAATCGGCAGAGGATCAGGCGTAGTCGAAAGGAAAGTACGGGTTTCATGCTGAGCGATATCGTAAAGCAACTTGGTTCCCGGAATCGGAAGGCCAATGCCATCAGCAGAAGTCACGAAGAACTGACCATCTGCGAACTGACCGGAAATATCACCGTTGCACTTTGCGCGATAAACAACCGCAGTGACGTCACCGCCAGAATCAGACATGATCTGACCCTTGACTTGGAAATACGGTCGGGCGTCATCGGAGCACTTCCGAAGAGTGATAGTGCGATTCGGTGCAGTACCGGTCTCGATGATTTGACCACCGGTAAAAATGGCCCAAATCTGAAGCGCAATACCACCGGCCTCGAGGGTCCAGTTTACTTGTGCGCCATTGCCATGCGTGGCCACAAGCTCATCATCACCCCGAAGATCGGTAAAGTCTTCGGAATCAGCAAAGCTGAAGGTTTGCGAGTTGGGAAGGTCAAAACCCTCTTCTGCAAGAATCGTCCCCTGCTGATCCAGGTAGGGGTAAATCTTGCAGTCTCGCATACCGAACGGAAGTGCAACGGGCACAGGAGAACTCATTGTTTCTTCACCTTTCGTCGAACCGGACGCTTTGGGTCACGGAATTTCTTTGTATGATCTAACTCGCCTGTTTCGACGTTAAAGTAGTGCAGGACAACAACTCCCGCGCTGCGATCGGCGCACCACTTATCCTTGCAACGAATCTCCAAGAGCACCTTGTCATCTGAGTATTTCTTGATGATTCCTTGCAGCTTACTTCTGCAACGAAGTTGGATAGCCAGTGCTGCGGTCATGGTTTCAGTTCTCATCCTCAACGACCGAAAAACGGCCATCGACACGGAGCAGGTATTGAAGCTCTTCATCGGTAAACGAAGAGACCGGAAGTCGCTTGTGGTTCAAGTAATTCCACTCGCAATACTTCTTCGAATCAACACCAACAGTTTTCCAATCGGCAGCTGTCATGATTCGAACAGTGCCAACTCCGTTGTACTGCACCCAAGGACCGCGAGCACTCTTGTCAGGTTGCTTCAAAGCCATTGGGGTCCTTGCCTCTTCGACACGAACCGTCGGAGGGAGACCCTTTAGAGGGTCCTGATCCTCTTTGGGCTTCGCTGGCTCATCAGAGCTGAAAATGCCTGGCGTATCGGACATTTGAACTGACCCTTCCCTTAACGGTAAAACACTTGATAGGCAGCGTATTTCGTGATTGTTGAGAATCCATCATCAACGAGGTCAGCTGACCTTCCTCCCAGACGAACGAAACTCAACGTATACCCATCACTTCCGACAACATCGCGTTGGGCCGAAAGAACCGAATCGATACGGTCAAGAATCTTATCTATCTTGCCGTAGTCATTAGTTACAACTTCTGGGTAGTGAATCCAAATCATAAGATTCACTGGTGCTTTCACTTGCTGCCAATAGGGAGCACCTTGAGTCCCCCATCTCAGCATAGCGAAAGCCCCTGTGCTGACTGGCCTTTCATCAGAACTCCAAGTGTGAAAGACCGTATCTGCGTTCAGTCCAACAGAGTTCAAGTTTGAATCTGACGTAATCGCATCAAAAACGGCAGCGCGGCTCATTAGTCTTGCGCTCCCCTCTTTGCCATGATTCGTGTCATTTGGTTCATGATCTGATTGCCAAACTCAAGAATGGTAGGCATGAGGATTGCGTAACGTCCGGAAAACCTTGTCTCCAAATAGATTCCGTAAAATACGCTATGGGCACAAATCAACTCCCAGAACGTATCAAAATCAGACTCTACTTCGGCATGAAGTCCGTTGCGCGCATTGGTTGTTTGATCTTGCCAAGGGGCATTAGTCCTCATGTATTGCTCTGCAAGTGGCTTGCTACGCAAAAAGACTGCTGTGATGTCAGTCTTCACTCTCTCTTCGAACCTGTTGATTTCCTTTTCTACGTTGGAAATCCCGGTCCAAGTCATCTGAACCTTAGTTGCCATAGTTCGGGTCTTTCCCGAAAGCCTCTACTACGGCACGTCTTTCATAGTCATTCTTTGGAAGAATGCTGATTATTCGATACGTAGTCTCTCCCTCAGACCAGGTATCATTGATGGCCATTTCACAATCATGCCGACCCACGAGATAGAAATACCACGAATGTCCTTTTAGCCCATTACTTTCCGCAATCCGATCAATCGACCCAGATCGACCACCGAGAGTCGAGGCAATGGGGAGAACGTTGAAAGTCTGTGGCGGCCTTGGGGTTTGAGACGTATAGTCATATACCCCGCCTGGCTTCTGGACCTTGGTGTTCGGGACCAATTCGATTGTCCTAGGATCAAATCGAATTGAAAGTTCAGTTGCCTTCCGAAGGGCCGGAAGTACCTTCAGCTCGCTATTACTAACGGGAGCGGACATACCCTTCCGGCCTTTCGATTTCACCAAAACTTATGGGGCTTCTGGTGTTTGGCTCTATTGCTTCAGGGCCACCCTTTAGAACCTCATCCCAATAAGCAAGCATTTCCTTTGCCTGCCTGTGGATTTGAGTAAGTGGCTTGTCGTTGATGTCTAGATATTCAACGGTCTCATTGACTCGCTGAAGCCAGAAAAATCGCACTGCCTGAGTTGCCCCGAAACCTCTTGTCTCCATGAGGTTTTCGATGAACTCATCAGTCCATCCATAGTCTTCCACTGCCGCTGTGGGGAGCAGCATTTTGACCGTGGCAACTTGGGCAGGCGAAATAGACACTGTTACTCAGCATCCCTCTTGGCTTGAAGAGCCTTTGCAAGCTCAAGCTTCTTTTCCTTGAGTTCTGTTGCCTGGGTTTCGATTCCAAGCTTTTCCAGCTCGGCATCAACGGCACTCTTTTCCAGGCCCTTCACGAACTCCACGATGTCTGGATCAAGCTCAGCCGAATGAGATTCCTTGTGGCCCTCATCCTTTGAGGCCTCGGTCTTTTCAGGGAAATCACGACGATTCGCCTTCACAATGGCTTCGCCCCCAGACCGCGAAAGCAGGTAGTCGATCTCATCCTGAGTGAAGGGATGATCGTTCTCAATGTTCCTGGACATTCATCCTCCTATTTGGAAAGTAATTGGGGGACAAGGGAATTGGATAGACACTCAAAACCCTTGTCCCCCAACAACTTAAGCGATTACTGACTTCGATCGATCATAAGGCTCTGGAATGTCGTAACTTCCAGAAGCCTTGATCTGCATGACAACTGCGCCTGCACGCTGACGAATACCAGTACCAAAGGCACGGGTGTAATACGACTCAATCAGCGGGTAGCGCTGGTCACGTCCCGGCATGATCCGAAGACCACGGTAAACGGCATTCTTGTGTTGCCGGAAACCAACGAGGTTTTGCAGATTGCCTGCCCCGCCGGTGCCGAACATCAAGAAATAGCCATCAGGGATGAAAGGCTCTTCAATCAGCAAGATATCGCCGTAAGAACCGTAGACCCGCAAGCCGTTCCACGTATCCGGGGGGAGCGAACCAAGCAAACCCAAAGGCGTGTCGATGATTTGGGTAGGCTGACCACGACCGGGGATGAAATCGTATTCGGCAACCTTGGTGTTGTTGTTTGTCTGACCAGCGCGGAACTTGCGAACCTCTTTGAGCTGCGCGCGATTCATCAAACAAACGATCTGAGTGCCGTTTTCGATGCTGTAGCCATGCTCTGCAATGTGCTCATAGGCATCTTCAAGGTCACCAGAATCGATCTTCGCTCCACCAGAGACCAAGTAGTGACTGTGGCTCGAAGTGAACGTATTGCCACGATACGAAGGCGGAACAGTGCCATCTGCGTTGTAAAGGGCATAGACGTTGTACGGGTTATTCCTGATGTCCGCCACGCGATTTCGGTTATCGAAAATCGCGGCCATAACCTGCTTGAAAACAAGTCGCTCATCGGCTTGCATCATTGCGTTGTTGATGGCGGCAACCTGACGAGAATCAGCATCACGAAGGAACCGGTACGTAAAGCGAGTTGCCCGGTCGTAATCCTGGAAGTCGTAACCAAGTTGGAAGTATCCCAGCTTGATTCGTTCGCTCTCAGGCTCACCGAATTCGGAAGCCAGCTCGAAAGTAGCTTCGCCAACCTGCGGAACCGATTCGATTTCGTTCTCAACGTCAAACGTCAAGAGGTTGACCAACTTCGAGCGACCGGCATTCCAAACAGCAAGTGCTGCTTGAGCTTCTGCCCAAAGCTGATTGAGGTCAACACCATCGTTCGTGGTGTAAACGATATCGCCAGCGGTACCGTAACCACCGGAACTATCATCTTCACAACCATAGGGAAGAGAGAGCAGACCGGCACGGGTCAGCATTTGCTCGAAGTTCATTTCCCGATCTCGTTGCGTCATAAGGGTTTTCATGTTTTTCAATCCTTCCCTTACGGAGTTTCCACAGGAGCGGGGATTGCGGCCAAAGGAACCACACGAACAACCAAGCGACGACCATTGTCGACCGTATGGCCAATGTAAACACCATCATCGTCTTGAGTGTCGGTAACGGTGCCATCTGCATGACCGTAGTAATTCGTGCTGGTGTCCGCAAAATCGACACCAGCGACGGAAGTTCCGTCATACGGGCCAAATTCGATGATGTCACCAGAAGTCATGACATCGACGCGAGTTCCAGCCTTGTATGCCTTCGTGAGGACCAGAACACCCTTGACGCCAGAAACACCGGCTCCCTTAACAACTCGGCCATTTGCGTCATGGCCAACGGCCACTGCATGTTCCACGTCATTTGTGGCCCAGTCGGCAGCAAGGGTAGCTCGGTACCCTCCTACCTTCGGGTCATACTTATCGTAACGAGACATTTCCTACCTTTCAGTTTCCCGACGGGGATACCCTTGACCTACAAGCGATTTGCAAGTGCCGGGTACTTTTTCGCCAACTCTTGTGCATTCTGATCGAGAGAGCCTGAGTTGGAACCGCCCTGTCCGGGCTGAAAGCCAGTAACAACACCAAGCGAATTCTGCTGTTGCTGTTGGTTGTTCTGCTGCTGCGAATTTCCTTGCTGCTCTTCGGTTTTCAGCAGGTACGGATGGTCCTTGGCAACTCGGGCCAATTCTTTCTGAAGGCCCGAAACATTGCCCTTGTCATCAACCTTCACAATTTCTCGATTAAGCTGATCGGCAACAAGGTCCGTGTTGTGCCACGTAAAACGCGAATCGTTTCCAATTGCGTTCAGCAGTGCCAACTTCGCATTGGTTGCTCGCAACGTTTCGATTGTCGTTGTGTGCTCTTCTTTTTCGGCCTTGAGACGATCAATCTCATCCATCTCTTGCCGCTCTTTTTCAGTCAGCTTTCCCTTGACCGAATCTCGCTCTGATTCGGCAGAAATCCGTTTGGCCTCAGTGTCACTCAAAAGACGCTTCAGCTCTTTTGCAGATAGACCAGCGTAAGGGTCATCATCGTCAGTATTGCCCGAATTAGCTTGGCCTCCTTGACCATTCGAGCCACTACCTTGGTTTTGCGAATTGCCTTGATTCTGTTGACCATTGGACTGCTGTCCAGATTGTCCTTGACCAGAATCATTATTCCCAACTGATCCTTCATTTTGCTCTTCTCCACCAAACGGAAGGACAGGCCACAGAATAGGGGGATTTGCGAAAGTCATTGTCTTGCTTGCCTTTTCGTTAGAAATCAGGGCACGACCACTAGCCACATAATAAGCGTGGCCACCCTTAAACGGCAAGCTTACTGAGGGGCGAACTTCGGCGTGTCGCAATGGCTTTGCCCCGCCTGGTCAGCGTCGGCGGTTCCCCTGGCGAGCTGCGTACTCTCTTCGGCCCTTTTCCATGACAGAACGAACATAATCGTCATACTGCCCTGACAATAAGTTCTTCTCGAACAAATCGTCTGAGTCTACTTCTGGGGTAACAAAACAGCGGCAATTTGGGTGTGGCTTTGGGGGTACTTCGCTTTTGTTGAAAAGCCCAATTATCGCGTAATCCTCGCAAGCATCCCCTGGGTCATCTTCGTGACGTTTCGATAGATGCCAACGCATTTGAGAGACCCAAGGTTGATCTTGCGCTTCATTGATGGCCTGAGCATGAAAGGCATTGTTTATCTCGGTTCGACCCAAACGCATTGCCGCATAAGAGACTCCACCTGGAACATCTGGATTGATAAGCGACACAACGTCTTTCGCTAACTGTTCCGCACTTGCTCCTCTAGCCAGTGCAGAGTTGATGACACGCGAAACTCGACCATCTGCAAGAGCTTTCGTCCGATATACCTTTTCTGACAGTGGACGTTCACTAAACAAGACGCGGGTAATGGTCGATTCAACATTTCGACGTGCCGTTTGCCGTAGAGAGTCGGCATATTGAACCCTGTCTATTGGGTCTGGGAAAAGCTTTGACAGGACTGAACTTTCGTCGTAGATCGTTGCCTCGACTGCTGCCACTGCTGCATCTTCTCGACTGTCTCGGATGAGATGCCCTGTCGTATTGAAGGTTTCGTTGAGTTGTCGTCGCAACTCTTTTCTCGTGAGTGATATTTGAAGTCTAGAAACTTCGGTTGATAGGTTGTCATTGACCAATCTATCCAGCGTCTTATTTGTATCCCGATATGCTTGCAGCAGAATCTTTCTAAGCTTTTTATCAAAGCTATGCTCGACCTCTAGGTATCGACCCAACCAATTGGCACGGGTTCTATCAGGGAAGTTTCTAGATGGCCCGAAAACACTATGAGCGGAAGTCATTCCAGTTGACCTCTGAAGTATCCCATCGAGTTATTTCACTCTTCGTAACGATCAGGTATGCCCAATTCGGTTGTATAGCACCAACTCTCAGGGCTTCTTGATCCACTGCTGATGGGGTTGTTGACCCGCCTGGGTGTGTGTGCCAAATCGCGGCAATCTGCGGAATCTGTTCCCCTGTAAGCTTTTTGGCGATGTCTTCGGCAGACATACGAAAACCCTTGTAGGGGTATGGGTCTGAGTTGTTTATCTCAACAATCGTTCCGTCACGCAAGATGAATCCGCAAGCCTCTTCTGGGGCCGCTTGCATAGCTCTTCGCTGAAGCCACCAGCGATTCAGCTTTGAAAGCTCGAACGTGCTTTTCGCACTTGATGTTTCAGTCATCGGTCAGAATGCGGTCTTGATGATTCCAGACGAAACACCATTGGCCATCTTGAGGCTCTTTCCACTGCCACCGGTCTTCGCCTTGCCAGCATTCTTGCCCTTCATCGTTGCTGGCATCTTTGCGGGTTGCTTCACTGCATTGCCTGCCTTACGGCCAACCATGCTTTGCCCCAACCGATTTACTGCCATTTTATTTCTCCTTTTCCTTGTCTTGCTTCCGTTCTAGATGTGCTGCCAGAAAGGCAGCGGCACTACTTGCCACGTTGGCCCACCAACTCATCACGATGACCCAAAGCAGACTATCTTGCCACCAAAGTAGGCTTGGCACAAGCAATATGGCCCAAGCGATGGTTGCGATTCCCCAAACCCACAGGGCCACTTTGGAGTTCATTATGTCTCAAGCATCAACTGTTGACCGTTTTGGTTTGCGTTTCCGTTTACCGAATTGTCAAGGGACTCAAGTGGATTGTTTCCCTCTTGGGCAAACGGGTCTCCACTCTCAGCAATGGCCCATTCGGTCTTTTGTTTCAGAAGCTTCTCTTCAATGGACGGAATCTTTTTGTACCCAACCTTTTCCAGACGCTCTCGAACCTCTTCGATCAAAATCAGACCAGCATCCCAAAGGTCAATGGTCTCTTTGACATAAGCGTCTCGATTCAGCGGCATTGGATCACCGAAGATGGACTTGAATTCTGTTGCCTCAGAACGCAATCCCTCAATTGCCGGAAGCCAACCATGAATCAAGTCATAACCAAGTTGGTCCCACTTGGCGGCAATGCCCAATTGCTTGTCTTGGTTTTCCGCAATAATCGGACCCATCTTGAGGGACAAGGCAATTCCCGATTGAGCAACGGAAACATCAACAATTCCTGTAGCCATATCAGGGAGACCAGAACCCTGCAAAAGCCAAGTGTCCAAAGAACTTACGTGATCTTGGAAGGGAGCAACAGAAGCAACTCCGGTAACCCTTTCGAACGTATCCCCTTGAGACATTTGAATGACGTTACCGGGATGGAGTTTGTACTTACCCTCTTTTCCGGTCTCGCTATCGCGCGGCGGGCCAGCAGTAGAGACGTAAACTCCCAAGCCCTGCAACACAAGTGAAAGGTCTTCGTACGTCATCGATTGGTTGATTGCATTGATGATGTATTCCATACCCGAAACTTGGCTCAGACCAAAGGTAGAACCATCAGGTTCGTTGTTCGGGATGAAATAGATGGGAAGTTCCGAAATTGGTTGCGGGAGCATTGTTTTCGGACGAATGATCGAAACCGGCCTAAGGTCTTCCGGCTTAAGATATCGATCATCCCAAGCGCCAAGCTCGAAAGTCCTTATCTCACTTGAGATTCCGCCTTGCTCTTTGCGGTACGTCTGCCTACGCGCAACAATCTTTTTCCGGTCTCCGGCACTATCTCTCGGATCATGAATGATATCAACAATGTGATATCCGATTACACGGAAAGCATTTTCAGGGTCTTCTATGGGGAAGACACAGGATGGGTGAATCGTGTTGATCGAAATTCGTTTGCCCTTAGGCTTATTCAGATCAGCCGTTAGGTACCAAGCCAAGTCGCCACGGGTAAGCAGTGACTTTTTGCCTTTGACCTGCTTTTTCGCGATCTCTTCACGCTGAAAGATCTTGCGCAGCAATGTATCTACTGCACCTTGGTCCCCGCCCTTTACCTGAAAGTCCTGATCTACAGCCAAGAACCGTGCAGTAGAGTCAACAATCTTTTTCGTTGAGGGAAGGTAAATTTCAATGTCTGAATCTCCACGCAACGAAACCCGGAAGGTGTCAGGTCGGTTGTAATAAAAATCATCGTAAAGGTGATACGAGATGACCCGGTCTTTATCCATCGGGTCATAGATGTTACTCAGCTGATCCGGGACTTGATTTAGAAAGTCTCGCGCTGATTCGTATTGCCTTGGTATGTAAGGCATTTCACCGACCCTTGTCCTCTTCGAATTCCATTGCCTTGGCTAGGTTCTCATGCATTCTCTGGAAAATGCCAACATAGGTCTCTTTTATCAAATCGACCTTGCCAACCAAAGAATGAACTTGCTGGCTAAGCTTCATGTTTGATATCGAAAGACCTAGGCACGTAAAGGAAACCACCAAAAGAACAACGATGATTACCCACTGTGCCGGATCATGCGTACTCATTAGTCGTAGGCTCCATTCAGGTAATTCCCAAGGGCATCATTAACCACAGGGAAATCGTAACGCCTTCGCTCATGCACACCAGGACGCATGAAGCCTTCATCCTTGCTTGAACTGAAATCGGATGGGTCTCTTTCGATTTCGTCCGTGCGAGAACTGAAAGAGGCTTTGTGGATGGTAGCTCCGGTCATCGGTTTTCCGAATTGACCGTAGAACCCGGCAAAGAATCGACCCAAAGCCTCTGGCCCATGATCATATTTCTTCAGCGGATTCTCGAAACGCTTTGCGCTGGTTTCCAATTCGATCTTCTTTTCTGGATACCGATACGAAAGCATGTCTTCAATTGTCCTCTTGCACTTGCGATCAAAGAGCAAGCGAGGCCTCATCTGTCCTGCTTCGAAAATCAAATCATCATCGGTCGTATACCTAGGGTCACGTAATGCCTTGCGAATATGGTTAATTCGGTTCGACAGTTCCCCGCCGGTGCCACCCATGGCTTGGATACCTAGCTTTTTCTCGAGAATTCGACTTGCGCCTGGATCTGCTGGATCAGGGAAGAAATACTTGAGGTTCGGGGGATTCAGTCTGCGCCAACGGATTTCGTCTGCGAAGTCCTCTGGGTCCAAACCCTCTTCGTAGATTTCATCAAGCACATTGATTTCGCCCCACTTCGAAACCTGAAGCAAGAGCCAAACATTCGGATTGTGATACCCATAATCGACAGCTGCGAACGTCTGCCACCCTGGCTGATATTCGAGGTCCGTGACGTGCTTTTCTTCGTCGAATTCCTTGAAGACTCGACCAACGAACTCCGTGAAGTCAGCTGCGATTTCTTGCAAAAACGCTTCTGGCGTAAGCTCATTGATCGATGACAGGATTTCAGGGTCAATGGTCAGGTTGTACTCTTTTGCGAGCTTGAAGACTGATCGACCCGTATTCTTTTGCAGCTCAATAAGTTTCAGAACATCTTGCTCATTGGTTGGCGTGCGATACACAAAGTTGTTCATCCACGCTGGCATTCGCCAAGAGGACCAATCAACGTTGTTTGGGTCCTGGCCTTGCTGCCACACTCGATAAAACCAATTCTTGCCCTCTGGCGTAGAGGAATGAAAAGACCATCCCCCAAAGTCTGCCAGTGTGGGCCGAATGTACTTGTACCAAATGTTCTCTTTAAGCTTTGCAGCCTCAGAAAGAATGACCCCTGAAAGACCTTCGCCCACAAGCCTTTCGGGGTTCTGTGCTGACTTCGCAACGATTTCCATTGCGCCACCGAACAGTTTGATTTGCATCTGTCCGGTTTCCGGGGAGTTGTAAGACCCCGGTTGATCCATCGGAATTTCCAAGCGACGACACAGATTCCAAATGACTCGAAACTCTTTTTCTGAGTCGGAGTAGTTTGGTCCGACAATCCAGAAGATTCGTTTTTTGCCATCTAGAAGTAGTTGATTCGCAATGGGTTTCGTGAAGAAGATTTCAGGGAGCAACCGATATCCGCCGATGAAAGACTTGCCGAATCGACGACCGGCACTCAAAACCTGATGACGAGAAGCACTTTGGGCAACGATCAATTGACCCTGATGTGGCTTCCAATTGACAAGAGGGTGGTTATAGATCGCCCATTTGTTCAATAAGGCTGTCAC